AACGTGTCAGAATAGATTTAAGGAGATGGTTGAGCGTGACATTAGGTTAATGTTACAGAAGGAGAGATTTAATATTATTGAGGAAGAGACTTTACCTATTGCAAAACTTTCGAAAGGCACTGATAATCAATATTTCATTGCAGATGGTGCAGTTTGGATTGAGGCAAAACACCAATCAGAATATGATGCATTTATAAGTGATTATTTCAATTGATCGATATCAATTATATTTGGGTTATTTAAATCTTTTAGTATTTGAGATAATTCTTTAGTTGATCCAACGAATAATGTATTATTTATTTCTGTATTATTAACTGTTTTCTGGTTATAATTAGTAATATCTCTAACTTTCTTATGCATATCCAATAATTTATCATTAGCTTCTAAAACATCTTTAAATATAGAAGATGCTACTTCAAAATCTCTAGCTTTTTCACTTTCTTTCGCAACAGCCATGATATCTTCGAAAGCATCTTTACCTTTTTCTATTAATTCATAGAAGTTTTCTCGGACTTTTTCATAATCATTTTTAAAATCTGAATCTAGGTTATTGAAATTTACTTTAGATTCAACTGGTAAAGTATTAACAGGTTCTTGTGGAACGATATCGAAAAACTCTTCCATTTTTTTATCAAATTTAGACATATTAACCTCATTTATAATGTGTCAGGAAATTCTACAATTGAAACATTAGCGGTCCAATTAGAAGTGGCGTTAGCGGACCATGGTTCAACTTTAGTTGTATGAGTAAAGGCAATAACAGTATTGGGATATGTTTTTTCTATAACATGTATTGATAATGTATCATTGCCTATTAATGTTTGATTAGATTTAAATGCACCACAAATATCCGCGACAGTAATTAAACAATTATTGGCGTCATAATCTCTAACAATTCCAGTTGCATATGAATTTTCTAGATTTAAACCTTGATATACGATTTCTGCTCTTTGAAATTCACCATGACCACCAGGAAGTAATTGATAAGTTTTTGTCGATTTGCCACAACAACCCGCTAATGTTTCTGCTGTAATATCTGCTGAAGAATCTAAAAGGAAATTCTGTTGTACTTCTTTAATTAATTTAGCATCTTTAATTGCGCCAAAAATAAAAGCTTTGGCAGTGAAATTTAATGTCCACATAACAATTCTTACAGGAGAATCAAATACTGGACCTTCCGAATCTATCATTGGAATTACTTCATTCAATTCAATTGGAATTGTTTTAATGATATTCATTTCTGGAATAAGATTCAATCTTAAATTCCATTCCGGCGTAAAAAATGGTAAAATGTATTCTATTATTTGATGACCATCTTCAATATTTCTAGTATAAATGGTTAAAGAAAATCCAATGTCATATGGAACTGGATTAAACATCATAAATGAATCTGTATTAGAATCGGCATTATTAGAAAAATTTCTGCCCATCGTATTTAATTTTCTAGAAGGATCATATCTAAAATAAGTCATTTCATAACTAATGACAGGTAATACAATTTGTATTTTCTTGTTTAAATCTGGATCACCTTCTAGTCTTTTTACGTATTTTTCTTTATTGGCATAAACAATCGGAACTTTAAATCTTTGATTTTCTGTTCCATCAGCATTTTGCCGAATGATAATTATATTATTAAATAACCCAGCAAATGCTGCTGAGATTTTTCTGATAACTTTGTGATATTGGTTAATAGTAGACATTACAACCAACCTAACGGATTAACTTGTGTTCTATCAACAATAACATCTGATTCATCTTCAATTACTTTATTATCCCATGGATTTCTATATTGATTCTTTTCTTGGTCATTAAATTCTAATAGGATATAACTTGCTGTAGAAGTTTCGCCAATTACAGAAGTGTTATTTGCAAATGTCCCAATAACATTTGTTACTTTTAATACGTTATTAGCCATATCCCAATTTGCTACCGTTGCTATTGTATTTGCTGATAATAAAGATGATCCTTGATATACGTATTCCCCATCTTCATATTCAAATACTGAGGCGTTTGTTGTTCCCATTTGGAGAGCAATCGCATATGCTTGATCATCATTAACCATATCAATTTCTGGTATACCAGTTTCAATTTTTTCGTGCGAGTATTTATATAATTCAAGATCAAATTCATAATAATATGCTTCTGTTCTTCCAAGAGCATAAAAATCTGGTGCATCAGAAACACCTTTGATTTCGTAGAGTTCGTTTGACCCACTACTAAAAAATGGTATTAGGACAAGATCTCCTTCAGCGGGTCTTGTAGATGATTCTGGTACAACATTTTTAAATTCTCTTCTGGAGACACAAATTTTAGTATTATTACGAATTTCTAGACCAAATTTAGAAAAGTAATCATTATTGATTCCTGGGTCACGGGCATTAGATAAGTAAAAACTAAGAAGATATGCATCTTTATAAAATGCTGTAGGATTATCACCAAATAATCTGTCTGGGCTAAAATCTTCTTTTGGAATATAATATCCATCAAACCCCATTATCTGAATAGATTCATGAATCAATTGTTCAGAAAGGCTTTGTTCAGCTTTATTCGTATAAAAATTGAAATACGGGTTAGTTGGCATATTTTGTATACCCCATATATGATTTTTTCTTACCAGTATTTACCGCTGATAACCCTCTTATGTCCAAATTATTTTCTATACAAAATTTATTCATATTTACTATTATAATTTTTTCATTATTAATATAAAATATATATTCTTTTGTTCCTTGTGGCATATAATCTGGATTATTAATATTTTTATAGCCTTTATGGTATTTGCGTTCTCCATAATAAACTCTATACATTGATCTTTCATCTAAATTATTTTCTTTACAATACTTTGGCAAATCGGCAGTTATTACTTTATTTCCGTTTGGGTCTATAAATTCAAAAGACATTCTTTTTGTATATGATTTACAATTTTTATGGTGTTTAATTTTACCATCACACAAGTCTACCATTTTTAATACATTTAAATTGTTATCTTTGCAGAATTTAAATATATCATTAGTTTCAGTTTTAATGTTGTCTAGATAAAATTCGAATTTTTTGTTACATATTGATTCATAAAAATCAACATTATAATATTCTTTACAATATCTATATTCTCCTGATAACATTTTAGTAAACGTATTATGAAACAAATTATTTTCTTTACAAAATTCTGCAACATTTTCTATAGTTATTTTTTCACAATTATAATAACATTGTGCATTATAATATTTGGTGAATACTGGTTCATCCCAATTTAATCTTTTAAATCCTTTATATTGTTTTCGTTTTCCGTGAGCTAAGGAAATCATATCACCAACACTTAAATCATTTTCTTTACAAAATTGTGGCATATTGGTTATTTTAATTTTATTATCATTCTCATCAATAACATAATATATAGTCAATTCTAATTCATTATACCGACGTGTAAAAATTTTACGGGCAGTCTCATATCGTCTCGAATTAAAATTTTCATCTTTCATTAATTTTGTTAGCGCACAAGTGATTTTACACGCAAGGTATTTATCTTTTATCATTTTTGGTAATAGCATATGTACAACAAAATGCTCTCGCGCAGTTAGATAAGCTATGTTCAGTTTATCTTTTTCTCCACCCATTTTAAATGATTTTGGTACGATATGGTGTCCTTCCACATAATCAAGAAGATGCTTGGCTTCAGTTTTAGTAGATGCTCGTTCTAAAGCGGTGTGCAAAATATTTACATACCATTTTGTATATTTGTTCTCAAATGAAATTTCTGTAATGAGTTTTAAGTATGGATTAGTTGGCATTTAATCATTCCAGATTAGTTTTCTTCGAGAATTACGACATTAGTAATGACATATTTGGTATTTAATATTGATACTGTTAATATACGCAATTCATCTGGTTCAATTATATCAACTTTAGTGATCATTTTGTTATTGTACCTATAATATCTACAGATCCTTCTACGGCTTTAACCTTTTCATTATTTGAAGATGTTAATATAATATCATATTTATATTTTCCGGGTTTAGTATTTGCCAATTGTATGTGATTTAGTGTTAATATTACTTTATTATTTGCAGATTGGATATCACAAGCAAATGTGGCTTCGACATTCGCAGAAGAGTAATCTTTTTTAATTTCAGAATTAGCTGTAAATCCAGTTAAATTAAAATAACTATTATTTACTCCATAGAAAATGAAAGTTCTTTCATAATTGGTATTTTTATCAATTGTAAGATTTTTAATAATGGCCATTACATTTCCAGAATTTCGTTTGATCTACCAGAAGCAATAATACCCGCTAATTCTAAACCTTGAACACCAACAATTGTTCTCGGATCTTCGAGATTTACGATATTATTTTGAACGGCATTAAGATCATCTAACCAAATTTTAATTAGGACATTAGAATTTGCTGCTGTATAAATAGCAACTTTTTCTTCTGTAGTAAATTTGGATCTAAAATCTAAAATGGTGCAATATTTTGGCAATACTTGTGGAACATCGACAAATTGGCCATTTTCATATTTTTTACCAAGAAGACCGTTGTTTAAGGTGTTGATTTGAATACAATTTGGTTTTGTTATAATTCCTGATGTTTCAACAACAGCAACGACTATATTATTTTCTGTTTGTGCGTAATACATTTATTCCCACTCCGTTAGTTCCCAGGCAACACGTTGCGCTGCTGCTGCACTGGTGCTTATTCTGTAACATTGTACGGTAGTTGCATCAAGCAGTGATACATATGCCCCGGTATTTGACGCACCAAAAGCAACCGAATCTCCCAAATTTCTGAGTTCCGTTTTAGAGGTGTTTACAGTAGTAATTGACACGTTAGCAAAATTACTCCCTGTCACAAATATAACTGATCCCCTTTGAATATTTTTTATTTTTAATTGACTTTTAATTTGTGATAATAGTAGCATTTGTTATTCCCACTCCGTTAATTCCCAAGAAACCCTTTGGGCAGGATTATTAAGTAACCTATGACATTGTATAGTGTTTTCATCGAATAATGTTAGATATGCATAAGTATTTGTTCCTGTTGATACAACAGAATCTCCAAGATGGCTTAATTCTGCTTTAGTTGTATCTACTGTTGAAATTGTAACATTTGCATAATATGTTCCGCTCGCAGTAAATGCAATAACTCCCCTTTGAATATTTTTTATTTTTCGTTGTATTCTATTTTCCGGTGCTATAATCATTAAGTTTTCCAACCTATTGTTGAGTTTATATATGAAAGTGCAACTGTTGTATTTGCAACATCTATTCTTAAATCATCAGAAATAGATTCCACATTAGCACCATTTCTGGCTAAATTGGTATTAGTAAATGCTCCGACACTAACAATTACTACCCAGTCATTATATGGAGTAGAATCGCTTGGTGAAGGAGGCAAATCTAAAACCAAATTGTTGGCTGTAACAATACATTTTTCACGTTTTATTAAAGTTTTATTAACTGATGTAGTTGTTGTAAAAAACCCAGCATTGTTAGCTAAATCATAAGCAGTATTGGCAAAATTATATGCGGTGTTTCCTCGACCATAAGCAGTATTAGCTTGATTAAATACAGATGATGTGAATGTTATACCAGAATTGGCCTGAGTATATGCCATGTTGGCTCTTTGAAAAACATTTTGTGTAAATGATATACCAGTATTAGCTTGAGCAAATGCAGTTTGGCCCAACATAAATGCTGAATTTGCATATATAATACCAGTATTAGCTTGAGCATATGCTATATTAGCTCTAGTAAAAGCACTTGTTGCAGTATCATATGTTATTTTAACAGTATTAGCAGTTGCAGCTTGAACTGTGCTAGAAACAAGAATATTATCATTTAATGTTACAATACCATTTGCTGTTGTAGTTGCATAATCTGCTTTTGTAATAAGTTTAAAATAATTTGAAGGATTATTTACATCTCTGGCTTCCCAATGTTTTTGATAGTTATTCCATCTAATTTCAGCATTTGCATTAGCAACATTTGCAAATTCGCCTCTATTAACAATTATTGTTGCATTTCCAGTCGTTGTATAACACCTTAATATAATTGCATCATTTTTAACATATGTTCCAGAAACAGTGCTTTCCCCAGAAATTGATAAATTATTAACTCGGACTAATTTATCAAATTGTACATCATCATAAAATCTTGTGTAGCCTTGAAAATTCGCATTTGAAGCAACTTGTACACCAACACCCGGAGAATTAATATATATTGTACCAGTAGATTTAGTATAATTGCCATCAGAAAGCAAATTTAATTGGTTAACTGTAGCATTGGTTGCTATAATCCATTGGCCAAACGTATTTGATAAAGAAATTGGACTAATTGCCATTTTTTACTAATTCCATTAAAAGATTTTTGATTTGTGAAATTTCTGATTTTATATCATCCATTTCGCTTCTAATATTATTTATATCTGCTTTTTGGTTAGCAAACAATTTTCTTTTCAGCATATATTGTTCATATTCATTTTGATCAGTATTAATTACTGCCATATTATCAATATCACGCACTAAATTTTGATCTTTAATGTTTACTAGATTCATTAAATTGGCTCCGGTAATGCAATGGTTCTCATATCAATTAAATATGGAACAATAGTTTTATCATCAGTTGTTAAAACAATTTTTATTGCAAATTGATAAAAATTACTATATGTTGAACCACCAGAACTTGTGTAAACGATTTTATTTGAAGCGGTTCCGTTCACACCAGGAGCAGCAACATATTCATATAAATCACCACGTTTTTTGGCATATTGTGTTGAACCAGAAATGGTTGTCATTAATTGCCAATTACAATCAAAAAATGTTTGTGTATCATTTCTATTTAGCACTTTATAATAAACGTGAATATTTGTTCCTAATGGACGATAAGCAGTATAATAAACTCGTAAATCTCCAGCATCAAATCCTGCTGCTAAAGTTACAGGTTTAGTAACATATTTACAAAGACCGGTTCCACCAAGATTTGATGTTTCACCAATAATTAGTATTTGTGCATTGGATGTTGGAACTGATGTATCTACAATTGTAACATTTGCAGTATTTGCATATCCAGATCCACCTGTAATAACATCAACAGTTTTAATTATTCCACCAACAACATTCGCATAAACAACGGCACCAGAACCAGCACCCTCACCAGACGAATTTATTGTAATTATTGGATTAGCAGAATATCCTGTTCCTCCATTTATTATCACAAAATTTGTGTTGCTCAATTCCATATTGTTGATTTTGTATTTCACCGCATATGTTGTTAATCCAACATCAGATAAAATTGGACTTATTTTAGAATCGGAAGAACTTAATCTTGCATACAATGAAAATGATGAATTAGCCAGTAAAGAAGATGAATCGGAAATTAACAATCTTTCGCCTTTACCATCGTCTAAAATTATATCATCGATATTTGCTGTACCATATTTACCAGGAATAATATAAGATTCATATGTATCTTTGGTACCATCTAATAACGTTGATCTATAAGAATATCTAATTGGAGCCTTTTCAAAAGTTAAATCTGTTGTTGATACATTGAATGCATGAGTTTCAAAATCCCAATTAGTGATATATGTGTATAAATTTGTGTTGGCAGTTTCTTGAACAGCATTATCCTTATATTTTAATGTTTCCTCACCAAATCTGCGTTGTGGAAGTCCAATCGGAATAACATATTGAATTTGTGCTGTTTGTGAAGTATCAAATTCACAACGTTTTATACCAAACGTCATATCTTGATTCTGGTCCGCGCCCCAAGTTATTGAATTTTGTGATAAAAATAACTCACCAATATATGGAGTAGCACTAATTTTTGGTGGAGTTATAAGTATCCCATAATTACCAGCTTCTGGTTGAACACTTGATACTAGTGGATAATCGCCTAGTTTCGCAGTATATACAAAATATTCATTAGAATTTGTTTTGAGCATATATGCATACATTGTATCAGGCTTAATATATACTGGAATTGAAAATTCAAATTCTGTATATGTGGACGAATCATAAATATTTGGAGAATCGGATATTTTTACTTGGTCTGGAGTTTTTGTTACAATTGAATGTGGTAAAGTTTCTCCATTCGGATAACCATTTAGTGTTCCTAAAATAGATAATGTTACCGGCTCATAATGATCCGTTGGTTTATTTCTAAAACAAACTCGGATTGATTTCAAAAATAATCCATTAGGATATTCATCAGAATAGAATATAAACGATTGGCAAACGGGATCGTTTTTAATTTTAATTGATTCTGTTTCAGAGGTAATTGAAGTTACAGTTGTGGATGTACTAATTGTTTCAGTTCTGGTAAATACGTTTCTAGCAGAACTAATATCTGGTGCAAAATTTAAATGCTGAACCTTAGTGTTTAAGCTTGTTGCAAAGAAAGTTGCTTGAGAAAACGTCGTTTCCGTTCCTTCGTTTTCAGCAATTCTATTATCAATTCTAAATACCTTTTCTCCAGTATGGAAAGTATCTGGTGGTAAGAAAAACACTCCAGAAATTGACCCAGTTTCATCTGTTTTTAGATTACCAGTATTTTCTGGATTATCAGAATATTCTGGTTTTGCAGTATATATTGAGCCAATAATAGTATTAGTTGTTATTATACTAGTATTACAACAAATGTGAATAGTATTGTTAGAAGATAAATATGCCCCAGTTCTATTTAATGTGTAATCAAATGTTGGACCAATTATATTCCACCAATCATATTGTGATTTTGATCTAATATCATCAAGTTGTGTATCATATGATTTTGATATTTCAAAAACAGTTGGGCTAATTAAATTCATCACTTTTCCAGATCGTTTTTCAACATTAATAATATCTGCAGTATTATTGACAGATACAAAATTTCCGTCAGTATCAAATTGAAGAGTCGCCAAATCATAATTTTTAGTTATGGTTTTTCCATTGGAATATATTTCCGCGTCGGAATCCCAAAGCAAATCACACACATAAATTTTCGCTCCTGTTCCCCATTTATTAATTAGTGAAGTCGTTGATGTATTACCATATCTATCAGTTATAATGGTTATATCAGTATTTTGATAATATGCATTAATAATTTTTGCAACAGGTTTAAAATCATCACCAACATTATACCCAAATACTTCTCCTGTTCTGAAATATGAATTTGCTGATGCAATTAATGTTAATTTATTGGTCTGTCTAACCCGATTTGAAACATTAACTCCATCAAAATAACAATTAACATTTGCGTTGTGTAATAACCCGGTTGCAGTAAATTCAATTTGTTGACCACGAATGTAAGGATTTAATGAAACATCTGTAACATAACCATTATTATTAATAAAATTGTCGCCAAGATTTTCCCAATATCCGCCAACTTCAGTTTTACTTTTAGTTTCTGATACTGTTGTGGTAGTTGTAGTAGATTCTGATTTGTAAATCCAATCGTTTTTAGTTTGAGCAAAAGTGATCAAGAAATTCTCTATAAATTTCTGCCCAGCAATTAATGCTCTATCAACAGTTGTGTTGGGTTTTAATAATGCGTTGTTATAAGATGCTGATGGTGGTAATGTTCCCGAAATGAAATGTAATTTAAAATTTTCTAATGATGATCTTGTGGAAGAAAGATATGATTGATATGATGCTCCGGGTGGAAATTTTCCAGTGTCCAGTGCAGTTTCAATCATATTAATTACGTCATTTAATTCAATGAATTGTAATACCAACATAATACTTGTTAAATATTTACGAGGAAACTGGTGAGCATTTCCACCATCTTGAATTTTATCTGGTGCCCCAGGAGCACCAATAGTATCAGTTTTGGTATCATTAGAAGAAGATATTGTTTGCCAATTGCCGGTACTTAACTCATTAAATTCGGCTGTTTGTAAATATAGTTGAGTATCAGGATTTACAATTAATAAATCTGGTAATCTTTCAGTAGAAACCCAGTTATCCATAGGAGGATTTAACCAACACGTTCCTTCTTTTGTGATGAAATTGAACGGATTTAAATTTACAACTCCAGAAGCATAAAATTGTGTTGCTGCGTCTACAGTTGTATATTTTAAACTTGTGTAAGTATTAACTCCTTCCATATCAATATTATAAGATAATGCATCTTCTATCGTTGGATTTATTTGTCCAAAATTTCCTAAAGCATCTTTCAAAAATAATGGATAATTTTTAACTTCATGAACTGGAAATAATCGTTTTTTAATTGGATCAATTGATGCAAAAAAATCAAAATTAGAAGTATCGGCAATTTTATATGTAGTAAAGTCGTCTGTTAAAATACCATTTTTAAATCTATTCAATCCATATTCATCAGCAATTTGAAGATTTTTTGCGGACTGTTCAAGATTGTTTAATGATGTATAGTATTCAATCCTTGAAACACGATCTTCCAAAGTTGTAATATCTTGCATTCTCCATCGTTTATGGGTCATATATTGAATTAGAATACTTGACACATCCCCAGATGTATTATCACCAGGAATAAATGCTGTATAAGGATCTAATGATAATTTAGCAACAACTAATGCTCCGTCAGGTTCGTTTGGAAAACTTGGATTTAAATCTGATGTTCCGCGAACAATAGAGATTTCTTTATCTTTAGAAATGACTAACAAATCTTTTCTACCAAGATAATACGAATAATCAAATTTAAAATTGGACCCATCAACTGGAATTCCAACTGATGGGGTGTTAATTGATTTTAATTGAAATTGTGAATTAGCATTTAATCTACATGGTCTAAAATCAATAGAATCTCTCAAATTATATGTTTTACCAGATGTTGATGTGTAATATGGAATATATTCATAATCTGATGGAGTTGCGGATTTTGAAAGATATGAATCCCCACAAAAATATCCATCACCAGCAGTATGATCATAATAATTAACAAGAATTAAAATGTTCCCTTGTGGTGGTGGAGAATTCTTTAATAATTTAATAGATGCGTGATCATAATAATTATCTTTTTGACCATTGTTTAGAACAAAATATCTCGTTATATCATATGTAGATGAAGTTAGCATTGCTTTAGTTGGTGCATTATTTGCATCCAATGTATCCACAACTTTCATGACATATCGAACATCAGAAATATATAAACTCTGATTATTGCTATTAAAAAATGGCTTTTTAATGTATATTTGTCCTGCTGATAAATCAACATAGGTATTTGATGATACTTCTGGTCCAGATATAAACACTTCTGATGTATTAGGAGATATAACATTTTTGCCTTTCATAACAACAGTATCATTTGCATCAATAATATATACTTTAGCAAAAACCTTACAAATAACACCGGTTAAATCGGAACAAGTAAATGTTACTAATGTTCCAGAATTAGAAAGTGTAATTTTTCTTGTTGGAAAGCTTGAGAATGAAATTATTTCGCCAACTTTTAGTGAAGATGATCCAGCATTAGTAACATAAACAATAAAATTATCATTAATAGCTGATAAAGATAAATCTCCATCATTTCCAATAAATTGCATAACAGAAGACAACGAAATTACACCACCAGACATAGAAATATTATCTTTACTGATCCACGAATAATATTCAGTATTTAACAGCGAGTTTGGTTTTACATATGGATATCCTAATTGATAAACCAATTCTTCATCACCAGTATTTGAAATTGAAACATCTCCTGCATCAACACCATTAACTTTTGATGATGAATTAATTTTGGCATTATATGCAGTATTAGCTTGTGAATAAAGTGATTCAAAATCCCTTACGTTATAAATCAAATTAACAATAGCATTTCCTTCTACATCTCTGATAAATTGTCTAGATGCAACTGCCTTTTTAGAAGCACCATCATAAGATGAAATTGTGACTAAATCACCAGAATTATTACCAGATACAATTTGTAAAGTAACGCCAGTTAATGAATTATTTGTTGTTGGAAAATAACTTGGGAAAATAACACTACTATTAGATGCAACTGTTCCATTAGCGGTTACTTGGAATGAATTTGTCTGAATATCCAACAAAGATGCTTTATAAACATAAGATTTTGTATTAGAAGAATTTGTATAGTTGGTGAATTCTAATGCTCTTATTTTTGCAGATCCAGCTTTAGTCGCGGTATATGCTAATGTGTTCGCTGTATTAGCTGCTTGAACAACATGGAAATCGACTGGCATATAATTTTTAAAATCCATTACACCAGTAATTGTGTCAATATATAAATAACTACCATAGTTCAAATATGTGGTTTTTTCCAATTCTGTTGAATAATCTCTGGCTTTATCCATATTTAATGATAGATCACTTTGATTCTCAACAATATATCCACGAACATATGCTTTGCCAGGACCAACTTTTAATACAAATGAACTATTAGAAGATGTGTTGGCTGTCGTTGATAGTTTAAATTTATCAACAATAAAATCCCCATTAGTTTCAAATGTCCTTCTTGCAAAATAATCATCAATAATTGAATATTCTGTATTTCTTACAGATCGAGTAATAATACCATTTTCAAACCGAATTAATTCTATGAAATTTTCATCATCGGTTCCGATTGTTGTTGGTTTGGTTACTAATGTTAATGCAACTTTATATCGGTCTGCTCCTGGTGCCTGGAAATTTGATGCACCCAAAGCCGGGTCTAATAATGATGGATCATTATCAGATTCAACAATACTTTCGGTAATGTCTAATCCAACACGAGCAGTTGGAGTATTTGAATATTCACTTAGAATAATAGTTTGTTCTTGAACACCAACAAATACACCATTAACATAAAACACACCTTCTGTAATAGAAATTACTGAACTTAATCCTGTTGCTGGTGAATATGTTGAATATTGTGCAATAACAGTAGCGGAAACATTAGAATTTTTAACATATACTGTATCACCATAATTAAAATGATCCCCAGATAAATACGCTAAAATTAATAGAGGAGTTTCAATAACAACACCATCAGAGTTTACAGATTTTTCTTTTGTCTTGACAACCTTGGCAATTACATTTCCAGTTGAATTTGTAACAGTTTTGTTGAAAAAGTCTGCTGCAACCACATCTAAATTATTGCTATTTATTGTATTTAATTTTAAATAATATACAGCAAAATTGTGTGTTACCTGTCCACCAGAAACTAGACTATGTTGTTTGAAAATATGGTCGCCGAATTTTGTAATTTGATCTTGTAATATTGTTTGTGATTGTGTTAATTCTCTGGCTTGTACAGCACGATCAGGACGATATAAAATTCTGTAAAAATTTTTACTTGCGTCAAAGTCGTCGTTATATGGAGATTGAGAAAAATTTAGTGCCATGTTTTTACCAATTAATAAGAAATTAAAATTCTAACTTGTTCTGATCCAAGTGGATGTCGTTCTATACCAACTTTGTTTTCTAAATGATAAATTGTTCCAGAATAAATTATAATCCCTGGAGTATTTATTTGTGTTATAATTCTATTAGTTGAAGAGATTTCACCAAATAATGAATAATTCGTCTGTGGTGTTCCTGTAGTATTTATAACATATAACATATTATTTATATTATCAAAAGAGACGACAGTTCCAGAAAATGTTGCTGTTTCTAGGGATGACCCCTGATAAATGGTTTCACCTTGACTATATTCATTCAATCCTGCTGACAACACAAAGCTAGTCATTAAACTATAAAAAGATGTATTAGCATGTGATGTTGCGCTTTCATATGTAAATGGATTACAAAGAATTCCGACTTGATGAAATGTAATATCTGTTGGAATATTGTCATCTTGTTCTATTGTACACGATATCATAACATCTCTACAATCAAATTCTTTCATATAATTAAATCCATGTCCACCTATTGGTGAAATGGAATGAGTAATTTGGGCACCAGATCCAGCATATCCATATGCTGGTTGTATAATAACATTCGCATATGTATAGTTTGACCCATAATCAGATAATAAGATATCAGATATTTTGCCACCAGATACATAAACATCTCCTACAGCACTTTCCCCATCTCCATCAATAAATAAATCAACAGTACCAACACCATCAGTATATCCGGTTCCACCATCAACTATATTTATAACATCTATACATCCGAATTTAGCATCAGAATAATATGGGTTTTGATTATCTATTTGAACCGGAATAGTAATCCATTCATCATCAGAGAATTTTAATTTTGTCCCAGGATCAATAGTATAAATATATTTCCATTTATACCCATCGGATGTTTTAACAACATCATTTTTATCAAATGTTCCAACATCAAAAACCGGTTCTTCACTTGATAATACGGAATATTTTATAGTACCACCAGAAGTATATGCTGAATTTGTAGTAATTATATATGATCCCGAATTACCAAATGCAACATTAGCCAAACCTAACGAACTATCAATAATTTTATATGTGCCGTTATAATCTGAAGAATCTACTGTATCAATTGTTACATAACTACCAATATCGAATGTTCCACCAGAATGAGTAATACTTTTGTAATTATTAGCAGTTATTATATTGGAAATGGTGTAAGTGTTTGAGGTATTTTTATTATTCCAAAGACACTTAAATATTTGATCAAATCTATTCTTCACATAGAATTTCTTTATTAATTTTTTATTTGAATCTCTAACAAACATGTCTTCAATATCGGTGTAAATATCATAATATGTATTGGCCTTCCATGTTATTTTTTCAATAACAGGGCTAATATCTGAAACATTTAATTTTTTAATTGCAATAATATTTTTAAATAGATCTTTCACATTTTTCTGAGTATTAACAAATTCTGTAGGAATAATATTTGCCCAAGGATCAGATTTTGCTATAAAAATATATAAATTCTGGAATGATCCATCATATTCATCATAATTGAGATATAATACTGGGTTAAAATATGTTTTTTCTATTTCTGGAGTATGTGTAATAATTGAATTTGGCATATGTTACTCGTTAAAAAATGTCACCAAGAAATAATACTAATTTTTTACTGGATGTGCTAGGAGTGCCAGCACTATAATATACATTATTAAATGTTGATGTTATCATCTCATATTTATTATATGGACTGGAACTATATGTATTATCGCACGCAACCATTCCAACTTTAATTGTATCATCCATTACAATTGTTGTATTTGCCATTTCCAACCAATTGGAATTGGAATTAGATCTAAATGTTTTAAAATTATTACCTATTCTAGTAATTTTTAAATATGTGTTTGCAGATGAATATACTTCTGCAGATTGTTGTGCAGTGCCATTGAGTGTTGATCGGTAAGTTGTTTCAATTCTATTATTATTTATAGGAGTTTTAGATATTAAAATATATTGAGAATTAGAAGATGTACTATTCCTGGCCATTATACCATTTTTAGAATATATACTTGTTGAACCAGAACTGGAAACAAAATTTACATACATTTCAAAATTACCAGTTAAATTTACAGAACAAAATCTAAATGTGTCAGCATTACCCCATATATCAACACCATTTCCAACTAATGTGAATTGATTTGGTGTTGTAAAACTATCGCTACCAGCAACATCAATAGGACCAATATCTTGTACTTCCCATGGCGAAGGTATTCTTTGTGTAATTACAACATTATTAAATATTGCCGTTCCTAATGTTGTGTTTAATTGTGAACAAGCCGCTAAACCAACATAAGCATTATTGCTTAATGGTAAACTTGTATTAGATTTTTCTGTCCAGGTTACACCATTTGCAGATGCATAACCATAAATCGTATTTGCAACCCGTTTTAATTTTAAATATTTATCTGTAGTATATTCAATTGTTAATGATTGTGCTGATCCAGCTTGTGCAATTCTTTTATAACTTCTGGTCCAAGTTGTTGGATTATCAGATGGCTCCTTATTTATCATATAAAATACTGAATTCGCGTCTAATGAATCTCTTATCATTAAACCATATTTAGAATATTGCGTTATGCTATCAAATGAATCAACAGATAAAGATATTTCAAAATCATCTCTCAATACTTGTGATAAAAATCCAAACGAATCTGAAGAAAAATAAATGTCGGAACCAGACGATACAACTTTAAACATTCCATTAGAATATTGTGCATTACCTACAACACCAACAGTTCCAATATCTGAGTAATACCATGGTGTTGGAATATCACCCCATGTAATAGATGTATTTGATCCGCCACCACCTCCACTACTATTATATTCAATTGCTCCTATTGTTGGAGGAATTAATCTAGTATTACCAAAAAAATCAGTAGAAACCAATGCTAATGTGGTTGCTTGTCCTATTGCTGGTGATGTTGATACTGGATCAAAATAATGTCCGGTTAATGTTCCTGATCCATAAGTTCCGGTATTAGTAAATAATGTGGCCGATGAAACAATACTATTTACTAATGCTAACCCCGATGGTGTTTTTGACCACAAATTATATGAAAATGTTATTCCACTAGTGTTACCAGAAAAAATTGCATAAGACACATTTGTTTGAGTACAAATGTTATTCATAAATGTTGAACCACTTGCAGCACTTGCACTAAATTGCACAGTTGTCGCAGAGTTTCCATATGGACCAGCACCAACTTGATCCCCGTCAGCAAATATGTTATTCACAACATTACAATTTAAAAATTGATTAAATCCTCCAGAAGTAGGTTGAATAAAATATGTAAATGGCGCAGCAGTTTTATAAACAATATTGTTATAGAAATTGTTATAACTAGATCCTGCAGAATTCCAAGCATATTCATTTCCAGTTCCTAATCCTCTCCCAGGACCTCTTGTACCAAATAATGTGCTACTTCTAGAAGTAGCATATACTAAATTTCCATATGTATTACAATGATCACAATCTGTTACATATAAATTTACTGCCATGTTATCATATACAATATTACCATAACATTCACAATTTTTCACTCTCATTAACATAATTCCTTCACCATAATTTTCATACACTATGTTATTTCTACAAACAGAGCCTTGTCTTATATAAGTAGTATATGCCCCAGTCCAAGGAGAATAATTTGGTGTCTGTACTTGCAGACCACTTCCCCACATCTCAACTCCCGGCCATAAAACATCTGATCTAACACCTAAGCATGTATTATAAACAACACTATTTTCAACGGTTGCATTATTTCCACCACAAATTATACCAGCAGACCACATATCATGAGAAATGTGGTTTCTAATAATAACATAATTAGAATTTGGATCTACCCACACACCATATCCATAATTATGTGTAGTTAAATTAAAATTCCTACATTCAAACCCATCTACAGTAACATAACTTCCACCAACATATATTTGATTTTGATATGCAGTTGGTGTTAATCCTGTTCCATCAAGAATTGGAATTTCACCAGGATACGCAATGAATGTAATTCTATTTGATGCTGTACCTGATATCCAAGTTGTAACCATTTCATTATAAACACCACCTCGAAAATATGCTGTATCGCCTGCAACACACGAATTAATTGCTTTTTGAAATGTTCTCCATGGAGAAGCTAATGATCCAATATTAGAATCATTACCAGTTGTTGAGACGTAATATGTTGCCATTATGCGGAACCAACCTTACCAATATTTTGAATCATATTGGTTCCATCATAATAAATAGACATTAAGCTTTCTCCATTTGCACTATAATTTAATTCATGAGCAGATGAACTTTGTACCCATCTAGAACTTGATATTCCACTCCATGTAATATATTTTGCTCCACCAAAATCTTGAATTATTCTTAATGTATATGTTGATATTAAAGCATTTAATGTGTTAACTGTTAATGTACAATTGGCATTCAATGTTATTCGCTGACGTTGACCATTACTTAGATAAATTGTTTTGGCAGTGTGAGAATTTCCATAATCAAATTCTGCTTTTAATCCAAGGGTTTTAATATTATTAAATGAATCACCATTTACAACTACTATTGTACAATTCTGAATGGATTTTGTATTTGCAGAATTAAATGCTAATACTGAATTTGGATAAACTGTTGTTGGCGCAGTTATTTTTGAATTAGCCAAGGCATATGCAGCATTTGCAAATGTCAAAATTTGTGCAGTATTACTTGCGGCATAATTTGTATTTGCAATAAGATATGCGGCATTTGCTTGATTAAATGCTAATGTTGCTGTTGATGCTCCGGTATTAGCTTGAGAATATGCCGCATTAGCCTGAGAAAATGCAGTTTGTGCTAAACTAAATGAAGTATTTGATCGACCATATGTAAATGTAAAATAATTATTTGCATCAACATGCACAGAATTGGCTTTATTATATGCTGCTTGCCCAACCCCTAAAGCAATATTGGCTTGGTTAAAAGCACTAATAGATTGGAGAGTTAATAATGTATTACTGATGTAATTACCAATAGATGCCAATGTAATTGTGACAGTTCTATTCAAATCTTTATTTACTGCCAATACTACTGTATTAGGTGAAGCTGCATTAGCTTCTGGTAATTGTGAAATTTTTATTGATGACATTTTTGTTTCCGTTTATTTACTATTTATAATGGAATGTAGATATCTGTATTAGATTCATCGGTAATAAATGAATTATTTGCTTCATCTATTAATGCTAGATAATCAGTATTATATTTAATCTTAATGTTGTTTGCTCTGAAATTCCTTACAATTGTAATTAATTGTGGATTAGAATTGTTGCCATATGTTTCTAAAGTATTGGCTGTGTATAAAATAAAATTATTATAATCTACTGTTGAGATTTTGTGTGTATTTGCACCAATTGTTACATAATCATTATCAAAAACAATATCCATTAAGTAATTGGTGTTCTTGTATTTTCCATTATTAAGTAAATCAAATCTACTTGTCAAATTTGCAATCAAAACAGAATTAGCATTGGCATATCCATATGCCACATTGGCATATTTTAAAATAATCGAATCTTCAAGATATACCACCGAATTTGCAGAATCAACAAATGTAATTTTTGAACAAACGTTTTCATTATGATTGGAATTTAACGAAATTGTGTCATTGGCAAATGCAACACCATCTAATGATATACCACTTAAGCCAGAATTCAAATCTCTAAAATAAACTTTATTGGTTGCAAATGGATATAGTATATTTTTTTCATTAAAATAATTGGAATCTGGAGTGTTATCTATTAAGAAATATAATTCTGATCCAGACTCAGTAGTTAAAATTTCTTGATATTCTGTTGTTAAACTATCATGATTAAATGCTGTTTCTAATAACATTTCTGCATATGTTGTAGGATAAACATAATTTAATAAATTTAAAACATCACTTTCATACGACGTGGTATTAGCATACATTTCTGTATTACTTTTTAACACATTCCTACTGATCATTTTTGTTCCAGCAGGATGTAATATATTATTGACCACATTCTGAAATGTTATCAACGCCTTTTCAACATTTAATATGTATGTAAAGTCATTATAAATCTCACCTTGTAATTTACAATATGAACTTGGGAATCCGTCAGAATTTAAATATTGTCCTTGTCCAGTGACGGTTCCTGAAATAAATGTTACATTAGCTCTGGCTTTACCATCTCCGTAATATTTTATTCCATTATTATATGAAAATTTATTATAAGTTGTGTCAATATATAATGTTATTTCTTTACTATTGGCAACGGTTTGATCTATAAATAAATCATCATTAATATCTAATGATCCATTATAGTTATAAATTCTGAGATAATATATATCTGTAAACTCATATGGAACTTTAGTAATTGAATAAACATATGCCAAAAAGGATGGAACAATTGCATCACCTTGATATATCATATCTCCATTTTTTGGTAAATTTAATTCATTAACATTAGATACAACAAGGTTTAACACCTTTAATGTTGCTGTTGGTTGTTCAACATAATCTTCACCACTATTTAATAGTGTTAATGATACTATTTGTCCAATTTTGTCAACTGAAACACCAACAGATGCTGATTCGCCTAAAACAGAATCAACTTCCAATAGTGACGTTCCATCAAACTCATACGAATCTCCAATATTTGTTTGTCTTGTTAAATTCCTAGAAATTATAACATTATTAACACCAACTCCAACTACCTTTGTATTACTTTTAAAATAATTTAATGTTCTATCATAAATAATATTATTTCCATATACATACATTCCTATTTTAACATTAGCTGTACCAGAGAAATATAATATATTAGTATTGGCATTACTAACAGTATCAGTGGAATATGAGAATATTTTATTATTAGAAGATATTGTGGATACTGTTGGTAAATCTGAACTTGTATACCCAAACCCACCATATGGAAATAAATTGTTTGCATCAACTGTATATTGAGTTTGTAATATTGACCCATTAGCATCAACTAATTTAACATTTGCATATGCACCAATTCCTGATCCCCCAGACAATACAATTATATCTCCATTAGAATAATTATACCCCGGATACGTAATAGATATTGGAGAACAAATACCTAATGCTTGTACTGTTTGTTGAATACCACCAGAATTTATATAAGAAGTAATTTCTGCAGTTGGTGCTGTAGAATAATTTGTACCACCAGAAATTACCGTTATCTCAGAAATTGGATATGTGGTAAAAGATGAAGCAGATAACGCATCCACTAATGTTGTATTGGCATTTGCGCTTCCACCACTAAATGGATAAGTCCCTGATAATACAACACTTTCCATTGGTGCGATAGTATCTAATGGAACATAAGATATTAATGTTGGAGCAGTGTTATCAATACCAGTTACTTGTGCATTAGCACCAGTCCCATCTCCAATAAAATTTATTGTTGTATTTGGATACAACGAATATCCCGTTCCACCATTTAATATAGTAATAGTGGAAATGCTTCCATTTGTAACTTCCCCAACTTCTGCTTTTGCTTCAACAGGATCAGTAATATCAGGATTTAATCCTCCATAGATAATTACTGGATCTCCTGTCTGATAATTTAAACCTCTGAAATTATCATCTATAATTATAGATGGAATTAACCCAATAATTTTTGCCCGTAATGTCGTTCCATCAACAACAATATCATTATAGTTATTATCAACAACTCTAATATATTCTCCAGAAGAAAATTCTCTATCTATGTCTGATAAATATATTTCTATCTTATTCCCAGAATATTGACTTCTTTCAACCTTTGCAATAGATTTTGATGTCTCTCCAACAATTTTGTAATTATTAATATTTAAAAATCTATCATCTAACGTGTTGATTTTAATAGATTTTGATATAATCCATTTACCAGAAGATGCAATTAGCATAAATTTTCTGGTATTAAAAACATCGCATTCGGAATTATATAATGCTCTGAATAAAAATTTAAAAGATGATTCTGTTCCTTTTCTTTGATAAAATTCTTTCGATAATTTTACCAGTTCCTTTTTGTTTGTTAAACTTTCGGTGGGAAAATACTGAAGAAATTCATTATAAAAATACTGTTCAAATTCATCTAGTGTTGAATCAATATCTTTATAGTTTAGAAGATTTTTTGATCTATCATATAACTGATAACTATTTTCTAGCCATTCATAATACGCCTCAACAAATCTTATAAAGGTTTGATATGAGTCTTCGTCTTGAATAAATGCAGGAAGTTGTCTTGCGACTATTAAAGACTGTTTAAAATTTTCTGGTATTGCCACTTTATTTTATCTTTAAATTTACTGAAATTGATGTTGGGTCATCAGTATTTAGTGTTAACAATTTGTTGTATTTTGAATATATAATATTTGTATCTGGAATAGCTTTAACACTCAATATTCCTAAACTATTGTTAACATCATATGGCATAAAATTATATAATGTTATTGTACCATTGAAATAATCTACAGTTCCAACATTCGAATTTAAAATATATTTGATTCCCTTTTGGAAATAATATGATCTCAATGTTCCATATTGTCCTGCCAATATTGCTGTAGCAGAACCTAAAATACCATTACCACCAGATATTTGAACAATTACTTGTGTATAATTTGTACCAGAATTCGTTAATGTAATTTTAGATATTTTACCATTAGTAATTTCTGCTTCTGCTTCTGCACCAGTTCCATCACCTAATATAGTGATCGTTGGAGCAGACGTATAATTGAACCCAGGATTAATAATATTTATTTCTTGTATATTTGATGCTGATGATGGCACTTCTTCAATAAAAACTTCTGTTCTAACAATATAATTTGCTGTCTCATCTTGTATTTGAATAGAAGGTGAAATACTTATCGATTTTCTAAAGAAATCCCTTTTAAGGGGAATTCCATAATCTAATGTATATGTTTCTGGAAATTTTAACCCAGGCACAAATTTCTTTTCTAAATATACCTTTGGTTCGTTTGTAATAATAGAATCATCCGAATCATTAATGTAATTAATCAAATCTCCCATTACAAACGTAGAATTAAATGTATTAAGATTATCATTACAATAATTTTTAATAGAAGAAATAATATAAGATTTTAATATCTCTGCTGATAATAATGTTTTTGATTTATCATATAATACATCAACTGATAAATTCAAATATGTATAATCAACATCCACAATTTCTGGTGTAATAGTTAATACTGAAATTGGAGAAATAATCTCTTCAATAATTCGTTTCTTTTGATTTGTTGTTACTGTATAACCACCTTTTGGTTTAATTGCAACAAATATTTTCCCGTATACAGGAGGAGTATTTTCTTCCCCTGACCACACTGTAACAGAATCAATAGGAAATGATCCAGAATTCTTTTGGATTAATGTAATATAATCATTAACAGTTACTGCCCTTTCTTGTGCCGAATATGCTTTTGGTGCAATATACTTAATAAATTCATTACTTTCTTTTTGTTGCCCAGAAGATGCGGCTTGAACAGTAACAACATTTAATGTATCATATGATGCTATTGGTTGATCTAATATAACAAAACTTTTTGCACCATTACAAACATCACCTTTTGTAGTAATATAAGTTAATATGACAACATTACCATCAGTTAATTTCTTACCTATAATACCATTACCAAAATATATTTCATAATATCCATCCATTCCTTCCTGTATAAAATATACTTCCGATGTCCCATCTAATGCTAATGAATCATTTGGTTTATTATAAATGGTTATGTATCCGTCAGTGTTTGAATTCTGTACAACAACTTCTAACGAATCTAAGTCAACATTTAAATCTGGAATCTTAAATTTAGCATATGAATTTGGTTCACCAACATATGTGAACCTATATGATAATGGTTCACCTTGTTTCAGAGTAATACCAGAAATGTATACATCACCATTTTCATCGGTATTTGCAACATATTCTGTGGTAGTTACAAAAGTATAATTTACTAAATCAATTGATTCAGATAAAAATTTTGTAAACTTCGGTATTACAATAGATGACAATTCTAATCCTTTAATATCTAAATCTACCACTGCAGTCGGTGCTGTCATTGAACTTGGGGTATATCCCAACAATTTTGCATGAGAAACAACTGAACTTCGTTTGGTTGCGGAATCCAAAAACATTTCATTCGCAACCATATTTAAATAATATCCAAGATAAACTGAATTATAAGACAGCAAATCTAATAATATTGCAAGAGAACTGCCCTCATAATTATAATCTTTGAGTGTGTCTTGAGATTTGAGAAATGTCTTAAGATTCTGTTTAAAAGCATCAAAATCTAAAGACACTAATTGCATGTTTCCATTGGCTGATGCCATATTATTACCTAACTCTATCTAGTAAAATTTGTAAAACTATTGGGGTGGTTATTGATAATATATAAAATTTAATCGTTATAACTACCGCATTATAATCCGGTGTTGTATCAACAATAATGTCTATTATCTTTGCTCTTGGTTCAAAATTGGTTATAACGTCATATATCTCTTTTCTAATATAAGATAATGATATTGGCGACATAGGCTCAAATAGCATCTTTCTCAATGAAGACCCGATTTCTGGATGAAATGGTCTTTCGTAAAAAGCTGTCATAATTAAATTTTTAATTGCTCTCTTTACGGCTTGGTCATTAGTAGACAATACTATATCTCCCTTAACAGGATGTATAGTAAACGTTAAATCTATGTCTGAATATGATATTTTGTTTTGCATCTATTATTTATAAATGTTAATTACCATCTTCCCCATATTTGGGGATTTTTCTCTCTTCCAAATGTAATGGGTTTGGCACGGTTCTACCCACAGGTGTATTAGATTCTAATATAGCTTTAACTTTTAATTTGTTTGCATTAATTGTAATGTCTTTTAATGTATTAAGTGTCATTCCTAGTTGTGCAGATAAATGTAAAACTCCATCAGAAACAATTTTCATGTCTTCTTGACTATGAATAGTAACTTTACCAGCAACATGTATCTCTAAATCATTGTTAATCTCAATTACAACTTTTCCTTTATTCCTCAACCCAGTCTTCTTTTCACCAGTCTTCTTAACTCTTCCTCGATAATCTTCATATACTTTGCCGTGAACAACAACATAACTGTCTTTCATCGTTTTTATATGTATCGACCCACTATTTGCCATTTCCATCATAGTTCCCGTTCTATGAGTCAAACATATCCTTTCGTGATTTCTAGTATCATCAACATCTACATAATGACCAGATTCAGATTGCTTTGAATCATTATAAGGATATTCTGTATCATAATCTGGTGGCATCTCATCCCATGATTCCCCTTCTACACATTCAACTGTCTTTAATTGAGATGTAATAAATGGTAATGGAGTATTAGCCAAATTTTCGTGTCTGGCAAATCTTGATGTCGTTGCCTCTTCCAATGGATCAGGATACCTAACAGGTTCTTTATTTGTAAACTCAATACCTTGTCCATCAACCATACTTCTAGACTCAATTTCAACCGGCCTAGTTTTCATAATCTCTTCGTTCCCAGGATCAGAAAACCCAATGGAAGCCGGATATTTAATTATTGGTATGTCTGGCATCCTTCCAAATATAAATGGATACTGTGCCGAATCTCCATCCATGAAAAATCCAAATACAGTATCACCCTCTTTACATGTGTATGTTACATTACTGTTGTTTGATGGAAATATAGGCTGTGCCCAATGTAATTCTTCAGTAGGAATCAATGCCTTATTTTCAGTATGCCAACCATAAACCCTTACTTGTACTCTACCAAGCTTTAATGGATCAATCCTATTTTCAACAACTCCTGTCCACCATATAAAACCATCTAACCCAGGAAAATTCTTTCTATTTAACATTATGTGTCTACCTTATTAGTTAATTCAAATCTGTCTTTCTTTCTCGCATCATTCAATAACTTATTACTATTGTCAAACGCCGTTAAACCACTCTTCTCATTCACCTTAGTAAAACTATCCTTCATAATCTCAATCACTGTCTCAAAATTGTTTTCTTGATCCAATTTATGCCTAACCGTAGTAACTAAATATCTCCCAGATAAAAACCTGTCCTTCAACTTCCACCCACCCTCATCCTTCGCCGTCTGTGGCATGTGCACATATATTACTACCCCAACCCTTATATTAGGATCTCCAGGTATACTCATCTTGTACCTGTTAAACCCAATCAACGACAACTGTGCAAACCTATATGGAATATATATCTCAACATGATTAATACCATTTGTCGGATGTACCTTAATCACATCCTCTGGATAACTATTATGCCCCAACCCAAACCTGTCAACCGCATTACTCATCATCGGAAATATATTCCAATTCTTATATACATCTATGTTCTCCCTCAAATAACTAAAATACCTAACATAATCAAAATCACAATTCTGATGCGTCCTCCTAATGTAATCAACAGATATCAACCTGTTACAAAACATACCCTTCTGTACACTCTCAATCGTATCGTATGAATTCAAATTCTCATATGATGTAATCTGCTCCGCTGGATCTAACTTCCCCAACTTCGCATCCCCAGAATAATAATTCTTGTTCCACGTCTCTTCTTCAGCATTTTTAACACCATACCAATACCCAGAACCATCTCCCCCATAACCAGTATATTGTGACCATCCTCTTACATTATTAGTTTCCTTTTGTGTTCGATTGAAAATATCCAATATAGTATGAAACCAAAACCCATGTTTGTTCTGATAAAAAACATAAGATGCACCACTTTGCATCGGATTTGGCAGTTCAGCAGAAATAGCCAAAGTACAGAGCCAATTTATGGCTTCCATTGGTTTAAAGTTTGGTATAACCAGATGCAAGGTACCCAAAGTTTTTTCGATGTGCCAATCAGGAAATTCCTCTTCTGGAATTTTTAAATAATTGAAAGCAATATCTTTGACAATTTCGTGAATGGGTGCAGTATAAGATTTTGAAACCTTCTTTTCTTCGTTGATAAAAAATTCTTCCGCGCAAAAGTTCAAAATATAGTTTTCATTGTCATCATTAGTTAAATGACGTTTAGCTATATTGTAGACTCTTGCATAACGAGTAATTGGGTATGGATTCCCAGGTTTGTTTATTGTGAACCTCAAAAATTCGTCACCTACCAATGATAGAGCGTTGTGAAGACAGAGGGAATCGTTCATCAATAACATACCAGAAAATCCAGCCGAAAATATATCTTCGAAATAGTTCAATTCGATCATCGACGGCTTGATATCGACGGCACCTTCAGCAGTAATTAAAATACATTGAAGAAATTCGTAAGAAAGGGTTGAGTCGTTGTTAAGCATGTGGTATAATTACATTGTGGTACTAATACTATTTATAAGGTTAAAATATGGATAAGTCTAATAAAGAAGAATTTAACTTGAAATTACAAAATAGAACTGTTCGAATGGTTGGTGATTACATTACATCGGGTACAAAAACCGAATTTACAGATGTTTGTGGTCATATCTGGTCAGCCATACCAGATAATGTTTTACAAGGATCTAATTGCCCATTTTGCGCCCCAAATTTAAAATTGTGTCATCAACAGTTTCTTGATTATTTATATGAAAATAATATACCAATTTTACCATTAGAAGAATACATCACTGCCACTGTTAAAATAAAATGCCAATGTACAATTTGCAATCACATTTGGCCAATTTCTCCAAACAAGATTAAACAAAATCGTGGCTGTCCAAACTGTGCAAAATTAAATAGAAAATTATCCGAAGAACAACAAATTAAAAGAAAACAAGAAATCAACGAAATATTATCACCACGTAAAATATCATTAACCGGCCCATACACAAATGCTAGAACTAAAACTGAATTCTATGATGATAATTGTAAACACCATTGGATCGCAACACCAGATAAAGTTCTACAAGGACAAGGTTGCTCAATTTGTAATACAGGAGGTTTCAACCCAAATAAACCAGCAATCTTATATTATGTCAGAATCATACCAGAAAACCTATTTAAAATTGGTATAACAAACAGATCAGTAGAAGAAAGATATAAAATGGAATTGCATAAAATAGAAACTATCTTCACCCATTATTATGAAGATGGTTTCCTTGCATATAATAAAGAACAAGAAATCTTATCAACTTTCGCCCATCTAAAATATCAAGGCCCACCAATATTAGAATCTGGTAATACAGAAATCTTTAATATTGATGTAATAGATTTATTAACTCTTGTTTAGCTTGTGGCCATAATTCGGGTCGCAATAATAATATTTTTCTCTTCGCCTCATTATCCTCAAATTCCTTCTCATATATCGTTACTTGTGGCCATCGCCTATATGCCTCATATATAATTATCGACCCATCAGCTAAATTTACTGTAGTATTAAATGGATTGTCAGATTCATATAATGTAGCATAACTATGCTGATCTACTACAAAATATTCCTCCGATAACACAACTTGATCATCATAATAATCCCTCATCCTGACAACCTTCTGATACCCATATATCGGATCAATGGTTATTTGAGAATACTCAATCCCATTCCTACTTGGTACCATCGCCTCCCCTAACGACAAATACTTGTCATTAATATATGTGTTGAAATTGTCGTAACTTAACGGTAACTCAAAAAATGGATCAAATATGTTGTTAAATAACAACACTATCCAATATAAAAATGTATCACCATATAATTTAGATGCAATAGATTCTGCAGTATCATGATCTTGAAAGTTGTATTCATAGTAGAGTGTTGGATTGTTGAGCCAACTATCATGAACTTTAATCCTCGTCACAATGTCAGTCAAAACAATATTGTTGTAAACGATCTTGGGAAAATTTGAGAAATACATAGGAATACTTTGTTGTTAGATTATATCTACTATTTATAACCAAAAATATCATATACAAAAATTTCGGTATTACCAACACCTAATATATTAGGACCACTATAACAAAATTCAGCAAATTGTTTGATTAACTTTTGTTCAACAACATATGCTGTTGCACCATTTTCAAAATAGATTTTAAATAACAGTTTCATTTTTTTCAATTCTGTTTTATTGTATCTTCTATCAAAGGTGGTGTTGGTAATACCAATTTTATATAAATTTTCATATTCTGATTGACCATGATTATCTATTTCAAAATAATATAGCCATGCCGGTTTAGAAGGATCAAAACCATATTTAGCACATTTGGGACATCCAGTACCACAATTCATTATACTATTCGGTGGAGTATCCCATTCATATTCACATATCTCACACCTAAAACGTGCCCGAGTTTTCATATTTATAAACTCTCCAACTAACCTTACAGGTTTATTTTCATCCTCCAATTTTTTGTTAATTTTCTCTTTGGAAGATTTTAATACCCCAGCACAACACGGACAACCTTTACCATATAAAATTCCGCTTGGTTTGGCTAACCATTCATAATCACACACATCACATCCAAATAAGGTTGGTGTTCTTGAGTTAGTATATTCTCCAAGCAATTTCAAATTTCTACCGGTTTCATGTAAATGTTCATTTATACTGTCTTTAGTATAACTTTCAAGTCTCTTAGAACATTTACGACATTTGGTATTACCGGTTAATACATCACTCGGCCTTGCATCAAAATAATGATCATGAACCTCACAATAAAATTTTGCAACTTTCAATACCGACTCTATTTCACTCACCAAAGTATAATGTGATAAACCAACTTCTCTTAATTTATCATTAAATGTCTCAGTAGTGTGTTTCGAAACTCTACCACTACATTTTGAACAATGTGAATGTCCAACAACAATATTACTTGTTTTGGCAATAAAATTTTCATGACCATCAACAGGACACGAAAATATAGAATTTTCATTATAACCATTATATTCTTTACATCTATATTTAATGCCATTTTCAATTAATTTTTTGTTGATAGAATCAATATCGTGTAATAATCCAGCATCAATTTTACAATGCTTGCATATTAAATTTCCACTAAATACGCTGTCTGGTCTTGCATCAAAATAACAATCGTGAATTTCACAATAAAATTTTGATTTTGCTTTTTTACCAGCACGACGATCAACACACGTATAATTTAATCCAAGTTCTTCTAATTTTTTGTTGATAGAATTAATATCATGGGATTTAACCCGTTTTTTACATTCTCCACACATATTTTACCCCATAATTAATATCCAAGTTCAATATCTGATTTTACGACAATTTCCGTTTCTTGGAATTGTAATGAAAGTGTCGTTTGAATTGGCATTCCGTCGATATGGGTGGACCACCCATAGGGCGCATAATCGACGGAATAGTTGGTCAAGACACAGGTTTTTATCATATTTACGTTGGTGTTCCGATGACTTTTGTGGAGGAACTCTATATCGAAAGTCGAAGGCGCGATATAGAAGACTCCCAAATCTGTGGCGATTTCTGGAGAACTGTGAAAACGAAATGCTTTTATAATATTTCGAACTGAAGCGGCTTCATTTTCATTCCTTGGCGAAAACACAAAATCGAACTGGAAGTGTCTAAAAGATATACCACGAAAAAGAACTAATAATTGTGGATTGATTGCATATCCCATAACACCAGCAACATCTTTTGCGGCTGTTAATATATCAGAATTTACTACGGACCCAACATTTTGAATAGCTCGCATAGCCATTTTTTGCATAACATTTTGTGCTGCAGATCTTGTTCCCGCAGCATTTTTTTCATTGGCAGCAGCTTTCATTAATGTTTTTCCAAATTCCATAAGGCTCGTAACTCCATATTGGATTTGGTGTGAAAACCCAACAGAATCTGGCACATATAATGATATTGCTTGGTTAATCCTTTGGTTCATTTTATTGCTGATACTAAATCCTAATCCTGGTCCACCAATTACATTTCCACCATTTCCAGCATTTGGAATTGCAAAATATGATCCACCACCAGCACCCGGAGCCGGGGTATAAGTATAATTTGGATCTTTATAATATTTACTACTTGTGTGGACATTGATATAGAAGTTGATATAGTGCCCATTCAGGGCAATATGGTCAAGATTTTCGGGGAATCTCAAATTTGTATAATTATAACGTGGGTCTGGCACATATAATTGGTTAAGTGGTGATGGAATTGGGATTGAAGGTAATTGGGACATTTTAATTCCGATTAGGTTGGTATATAGTATTTATAAGCGTGTATAAATATTAGTGTCTGTCACGGTTCGGCAAAACCCACAGACTCTAAACCCAACAATTTAACACAGAGGTTCAGCTATGAATATTTATCTTTCTTTAATCCAAGAAATTTCACATCAAAATAAATATACTAATTGGTATATCAACATCATATCTAATGCATTAGATAGAGGTAAACTAAACGAATATACTGAAAAGCATCATATATTACCAAAATCATTTAATATGGGTGGAGAAAACGATATTGGCAACATTGCAATTTTAACAGCCCGCGAACATTTCATTGTTCACATGTTATTGGTCAAAATGACAGTGGATGTGGAATTGCGAGTTAAAATGGCTTGTGCGTTAACAAAAATGTTTGATGACAAATATTGCAATTCCAAAACATACGAAACTGCCCGTAAAATATTTTCAAAAAATCATCCAATGTTTTTAGATGAGATTAAACAAAAAGTCAAAAACACAAATCTAGAACGTTATGGGTGTACTAGCCCAGCACAAAATGAAGATGTTTTACAAAAAACAAAAGAAACTAATTTAGAACGTTATGGGTGTGAAACCCCGCTTCAGAATGAAGAAGTAAAACAAAAAATTAAAGAATCTGTATTAGAGAAATATGGTGTGGAAAACCCATTACAAAATGAAGAAGTGAAACAAAAATTGAAACAAACTAAATTAGAGCGGTATGGTGATGAAAAGTATAACAATATAGAATTACACAAGGAAACCATTATGGAGAACTATGGTGTCACAAATGTTTCACAATTACCACATGTTAGAAAAGTAGTTAGTGATAAAATGAAAGCAAGAAGGGCAAATGATAAAACTGTCACTTGCCCTCACTGTGGATTAGTTGGTAAAGGCCCAAATATGAAACGTTACCACTTTGACAATTGTAAAAAGAAACCTAAAGATTAGTATTATTCTTTAATAGAAGATATATCTTTATTACAAGCTTCTGGAGTACAGAATATTAGAGATAGAACTCCATAATTATTGTTATTGATACTATACATACTATAGACAATAATTTGATTATTGAAGACTTCGTACTGAATTATTACGTCATTAGGTCTAACAATGGTAGTTTTTGGAGTTGTTAAGGTATTATTTTTGAGTAAGTTATTATGAAGATGATTAATAGCGACTTCGATATCATTTTCATAGCCATGGGTTATTTGCATAACTATTTTATCTAATTTATTATTAGAGAAGTTAGCGGACATAGGAATTTTTGATCCATCGTCATCGACAAATTCACATTCGATAGATTTAACCAGACTGAAAGTCATAAATTCTGGTTGACCGCAGAGTTTGACCACTTTTTCTTTAGACATACCGAATTCCAGATAGGAGAAGCCTGGGATTTCGTAGTCATTTGTGCAAGCAGACAGTAGAAGTAATAGAGTTGTTAGTAAAATTTTCATGATAAAGTCCTCTGATTTTTGACAGTGGGGATAGTGTACCATGAAAAATTCTTGGTGTCAAGTGTTTTATAAATACTATTATTTATAGGTTAAAAATGCTAACTTTCAAGCAATATTTAATTTTACTAGAAGACAGGATTGATTTTTTAAAGAATCAATATAAAAATAGGATAAATACCAATCATGATACATTAGCGAAGCATCATGATTCTGATGCAGTAATTGATCATTTTAGCCAGAATGCTGATCCATCTACTAATAAGCAACATACTGATTGGATATTGAGACAGTATAACAAAGGAAAAATTCGACAGGAAGATCATCCACGAATTCGAGAAACATTATCTAATTTTGATCGTTATAAATCTAAATTAGATAAGAAAGATATTAATCAATATAAGAGTTTAGGCGAATTAGAAGATTCTGTTGAGCCACATTTAGGTAAAGTTGCTTCTACTGGTGAACAAACTAGAATAGACAAATCTGGAGCAGAAAAATTACATGATGAGAATGGATTTAAAGTTTATCATTTAAAAACAAAAGAAGCTGCGTGTCATTATGGAAAAGGAACAAAATGGTGTACTGCTGCTGATAAAGATAATATGTTTGACCATTATAATAAAAGTGGACCATTATATTATATTGAAGGTAAAGATAATGATGGTCAGACCAAAAAATTCCAATTCCATTTTGATTCTGAGCAATTTATGGATGATAAAGATGAAGAAATTAATGCTGATGAATTTATTAAAAATAATCCAGAAATTAAAAATGTTGATGAATTTAAAGGATTACATCCTAGATTTCCATTAGATCAACCAACAAAAGAACGATTTATCAAGAAACTAGATTCGGGCAAAATTGAAAGGGATGATATTCTTCGAGCAGTGGAGAATGGTTATTTATCAAAGGAACACATTTCAAACATTATTAATGATCCGAATGATACAAGATCTCACGAACGTTTAGCAAATGGTCACAATTTTAATAAATTACATCTAACACCAGAACATATTAATACTATAGTTAATAATCCAAATAGTAATGATGCACACAAATCTTTAATTTTTGGTCATAATCTTGAAAGGCTAAAATTGTCTCCAGAAAATATTAATACTATTGTTAATAATCCAAATAGTAATAATGCACATAGTTCAATGATTTCTAACAGATTTAATTTGTCACCAGAACATATTAATACTATTGTAAACAATCCAAATAGTAATGATGCACACTATAATTTAATTTCTGAATATAAAACTGGTCAATTACATTTGTCTCCAGAAAATATCAACACCATTGTAAATAATCCAAATAGCACTTGGGCACACGAACATTTGGTTGATTTTGAATTAATGTCTGATAATAACCCATATAAAAGATTTAAATTATCAGCAAATCATATTAGTGCCATTGCTAATAATTCAAAAAGTACCATTGCTAAGAATAAATTAGTTGACGCACATTTTAATGGTAAATTGCAATTAACACCAGATCATATTGATGCGATAATAAAAGATCCGAATGCTTTTTGGGCACATAAAAAATTAAGTTTTAACCACACGACAGGTAAGTTGAAATTAACACCAGAACAGTTAAACACAATAAATTCACATAAATACTAAGATTAACTATTATGTTGGTTGGAATTCCACAGAACAACAAATACAAGCAAGGATATTATACTATCAGAAATAGGGAGAAATATCGTGGTGATTGTGGAGAAATTATATACAGGAGTTCATGGGAGAAGAGATTATTCAAGTGGTTAGATTCTAATTATAATGTATTGGAATGGGCATCAGAAGAGATTTGTATAAATTATGTATCACCAATAGATAATAAGCAGCACAGATATTTTCCTGATGTATGGGCGAAGGTAAAGAATGGTGATAAGGTTACGATATATTTAATTGAAGTGAAGCCATATAAGAAGACATTGGAGCCTAAAGTTCGGAATAAAGTGACGAAGCAATATATAAATGAGGTTTATGAATGGGGGATAAATACTTCTAAGTGGAAGGCAGCAAAAGAATATTGTAATAGAAAGGGTTGGGTATTTAAGTTAATGACCGATAAAGATATACCGTTTTAAGAGGTAATATGGATAATTCAATTTTTCATGAAAAGCAAGAAATAGTTTATGACAGGCGTAGATTCTTCTATGAACCAGAACTATTTTTATGGCTGGATAAATCTGGCAATTTTGCTCCACCAGATATGCAAAAGAAGCTTAATAATTATGTTTTCGATGTAGACGCAATCCCAGAACGGGTGATGGGCGAAAAGAAAGATAATGCTGAAGCGTATAAAATTGCCAAGAGATCATTTGAGAAAAGAATTTCTGGCGAAAAACCCGATTATACAAAATGGTATAAGGTAACTTATAAAGGCAAAAAATACGTATTTAACCCATCTGCTTTTGGTCGTGGATCGTTCGCAGAAGAAACAAGAGAAGGCAAGCCGGGAAAATATGTTCCATCTGCATTACAATCTGTTCTTAATGATATGGTATTTGGCAGACGAGATTTACCATCATTATTAGAAAGGTTTAAAAATTCCAATTCAATTGAGCAGAAACAACAAATAAAGATTGCTCTTGGTTGGTTACAATTAAAAGTTAAGCAATTACAAGGAAATGGTGGAAGAAACGTACCCAATTTAATTGTACCTGGGAATCCGAATTTTAAGATTGGTGGGATGTATTTTTTCGTATATGATGCAAAAACGAAAGAGAAATTAAATTATTGGGACAAGTTTCCATTGATAATTGTATTGAATAAATATGATGATGGATTTTTAGGAATGAATTTACATTATTTAAATCCTAATGTTAGGTTAATGTTCTTGAGTAAATTATTATCAGCGTATGGAAATACGAAAGGTGATGAATTAGCATTAAAGAATATAAGTTATAATGAAATGAAGACATCTGGGATGAAGTATTATTTACCATGTTTAAAACGGTATTTAACTACTCATTTAAGATCTATGGTTTTGCCAGCAGAAGCACACGAATGGATACATGCAGCATATTTACCGGTAGATAATTTTCAGAAGCAAAAAAACAGTGTTGTTTGGAGAGATTCAGACAACACGATTAGGTAATAAAATGGCAGCAAACATAAACCAGTTTATAAATTCATTTCGAACGGAAGTAGCCAGACCGTGTAATTTTGAAGTTACAATAATTCCCAATACAAATTTATTATCCAAAATAACTCAATTTAGTCTGAGTGGATTATTTTCAGCATTTACGCTCAGTCAATCTTCGCATTTAACAATGAGATGTGAAGGAGCAGAATTACCATCCAGAACATTCGCACTAGTAGATCAAAAAACTTATGGTCCTGTAGAATTATTTCCTATTCAGAATTCATATGATAAGGTAAACTTTACATTCATATGTTCAGATAACATGGTTGAGAAAGCATTTTTTGATTCTTGGATGGATTTAATTTCAATGTCATCAGATTTAAATAAAGTTGCTGGTGCTGTTGGTGGAGCATTAGGAATAAATTTTGGGGGAGTTAATTTTGATTTCGAATACAAAGACAATTACGAAGTTCCTATAATAGTAACACAATTTGATTTAACAGGAGATCCATCATATAGCGCAATATTACAACATGCTTTTCCATGTTCAGTTAACCAATTACCATTATTATGGCGAGATACCGATTCTTATCATAGATTAGTTGTTACCTTCGCCTATAGATATTTTAATACAATTCCATTATGAGGTTTTTATGACATTACCAAAAATAACCAGTCCAATTTATGACTTGACTTTACCAATTTCAAAAGAGAAAATTAAATTCGTACCGTTTAAAGTTAAAGAACAAAAAATGCTTTTGATGGTCCTCGAATCAAAAGGTGATCGAGATTTCTTGATGACCAATATTAAACAAATATTACAAAATTGTATTGTTTCGAATACTAAAATTGATCATTTACCAATAGTTGATATTGAATATTATTTTTTAAATTTAAGGGCAAGGTCGGTTTCTGAGCAAGTTGATTCATTTTATAAATGTAATAGAACAATTGAAACGGAAAATGATGATGGAGAAAAAGAAGAATCTGAATGTGGGAATATGATGAAGCTTTCAATTAATCTAATGGATATCCAAGTAGATACAAAAGATTATAAAGATGTTATTGCACTTAACAGTAAAATTGGCGTTAAATTCAAATTTCCAGATTTCGACTATATCGATAAATTATCTGAAATTAGTTTATCATCAGAAGTAATTTTTGATGTTATCTATAATTGTGTTGAGTATATTTATGACGAAGATAACTTATATTATGCTTCTGAAGTACCTAAAGAAGAATTAATTGAATTTTTTGATAGTTTAAGTTTAGATCAATTTAAACTAATTGAGAATCATTTCTTAAATTTACCAAAATTAGAGAAGGATTATAAATTGCCATGTAAGAAATGTGGATTTGTACATGATATTCATGTGGAGGGCATTGAAAGTTTTTTCGATTAAGTTTTAGTCATGATACATTAGCCAATCATTATAAAGTGAATTTTGTGTTGATGCAACATCATAAATACTTGTTATCAGAACTAGAAGATATGTTACCGTGGGAAAGGGAAGTTTATTTGGCGCAACTTGAGAATTTCCTAAAAGAAGAAGAAGACCGATTAAATAAGTTAAAATTACACAAAGGCTAATAGATGCAACAAATAATAATATTCCGTGATGGAAAATATTATTCATACACAAATAACGATTGGTTTGAATACGATCTAAAATCAAATAAACCAACTAGAGTTGCTGCATCTCCAGAAATGGTTGAATCTTTCAATAAAGATATCAACACTGGTAGAATTGTATTTGCTAATGATAAACCATATATTCATGTTCCTTCTTCTGCATCAGGATCAAAATGGAAACTATGGAACGATAATTCCAAGAAAGCATCTAAATCTGCCAATAAATCCGAACAAGATATATTAGATAAATCTATTAAAGTTCAATCTTTTGCATATCTAACTTCAATTAGAGAACAAAGTAAATCAGAAGCATCTGAGACTACAAAATCTATTAGATCTGTAATTAGTAATGTTTCATCATCACAATCAATAAATTCATCTTCAAATGCTCCAAGTGTAAATATATCTTCTCCAGCACCTTCTGTAAAACCTTCACAAAGAAACGTTTCTTCTAATATAAGTTCACCACGACAACCAACAGCCAATAAAATAACCAATAGTTATGAAAAGGTTAAGAACACATTAGATAATTCTACAATTGTAACTAATAATGAAATGTCCAGCCCAAATTCATCGGCCATTTCAATTTTTAGAAATATTGATAAAAATATATTGGGAATGTCTAGTACCTTAAAAACATTGAATAAGACATTAATATCATTTCTTGATAAACAAAAAGTATTAGAACAAATTGCTGAAAATTTTAATAATGCTAAAGCACAGGATCAACAGACATCTAATAAGACCAACGCATTATTAGAGAAAATGTTAAATGGAATGAATGGTGGAAATGGATCAGAAGGTACTGGATCTGGTTCAGAAGGATCTGATTCTGGAATGGGAATTGGAGATTTAGCCGGTGCTGCTGCTGGTTATAAAATGGGAAAGGGGGCATTAAGAAAAGGCGGAAAAGGTGCTTCAGCAAAAGTTCCCAAAGGTGGAATAGCAAAAGGTGCTGCTAAAGCTGGCGCAAATGTTGCCAAGGCTGGTGCAGCAGCATCAAAAATGGGTAAAATTGGTAGAATGACCAAAGCATTAATGGGTACACCAAAAATAGGTGCATTAGGTGCTGGTATTGCTAGTATGGGATTGGGATGGTTAGGAAATAAAATGGATGAAAGTGGTCATGGTGCAATTGGAACTGCATTAGGAGTCCAAAGTGATGCAATGGAAGGGCTTGGGGCTGGACAAATGGTTGGAGCCTTAACCGGTGTTCCTGGTGTTGGTCTTGCTGTTGGTCTAGGTCTTGGTGGTGGAAGAATTAAAGAAAGATTAGAAGCCAAAATTGAAAAACAAGATTGGTATAAATCTTATTCTCGTGGTTTCAGAAAAATGTTTGGAATACGGACTGAAGAAGATAAAACTTATGATACTGAAAACATGTCTAAATCTGAACAAGAGAAGGCATTACAAAAACGTGCAAATATCCAAAGATTCGGTGAACCAAAGACTAGGGCAGCAGAATTAGCAAAATCAATGGGTATTGATGCTGATCCAGAAAAAATTAAATATAAACAAGAAAATGGAGTTGTAACTGAGATTGAAGATAATCGTGGTAATAAAATACCAACATACAAAAGCTTAACAGGAGATGAACAACAATATTTAAATGATAAAGGCCAAACTGGTGCAGGAAAAGATATCGATGCAAAAGGGTATGGTGTCAGAAAAGTTGCACAAAATACTAGTACACCAGCATTAGATAAAAATCAACCAACACAATTTACTGTCGATGACAGTAAATTTGCTGCTAAAAATCCTGTTAAATTTCAAAAGTTTGCAGAATATCGTGAACAACAACGTCAAAATTATGTAAATCAAATACCACAGAATTTACCACCACAAGAAAGACAAGTTGCTGTTCAAAAAGCAGAACAACAGGCACAACAGGATGCCGCAAAACAATTTGAAACTGATAAACCAGAATCAGCACAAAAAGTTCCTGGCTATAAAGATGAACCAATGCCATCAGCAGAACGCTCATCGGAAAATCCAACAGCAGAAAGATCACCAAGAAATACTCAAAATGTTGAATATGGTCAACCATCAAAAGGTCCATTAGGAAAATGGAATGAAAATATGACCTTGGCCGATGCGTTTTCTGTTCACGAAAGTAAGGGCAATTATAACATTTTTAATCAAGGTGCTGGCCACAAATATAAACAAGGGCAAACCGATTTTTCTAAAATGACTGTGAATCAAGTAATTGAACGACAAAATTTGGGGCAAAAAGATCCGAATAAATTGTTTGCGATTGGAAAATATCAAATAATACCAGAAACTCTTAAAGATGCTAAATCCAAATTAAAATTATCTGGTGATGAAAAATTTACTCCAGAAATGCAGGATAAAATATTTGCTGATTATTTAACAAAAGAAAAGCGTCCTCAAATAGAAAAATTTATAAAATCTGGTAAAGGTATTGATGCTGCTGCAAAAGCGTCGGCTCAAGAATGGGCTTCAATAGGCGCAGATGAGAAAGGTGGTAGAAGTTGGTATGATAAGGATGGTGTTAATAAAGCCGCATTATCACCAGAAAAAGCTAAACAGTCTTTACAACTCACAAGAGATAGATACGAAAAGGCTAAAAGTCAAGGCATGTCTGATGATGATGCGTATAGAATTGCAACTACTGGATCAGATCAAGCAAATCAAAGAGCTAAAGATGCTATTGATAAACAAAATGAAATGCTCGGAGCCGCACAAAATAAACCAATGGGTAAAGCAGGTATGCCTTCTGATGAACGAGCATCTGCTACAATGGAAGTTCAAAATGAAATGATTGGTTCCAGCAGATTACTTAAAGAAGCTGAATCCAATATGGGTAAAACTGAAGATGATAATGAAGCAGAATTAAGATCTTATATTAAAGAAGGTGGTCACAGTTCAAATCAAGTAAAAGGTAACTCAAATGCTTGGTGTGCAAAATATACTAATGCTGTTTTAGGTCATCAAGGATTTAAAGGTACTGGAAAAGATAATGCCAGAAGTTTCTTGAACTATGGTAAAGGTGTCTGGGAAAAAGGCTCAGAAGATTTCTCAGGTGTAAAAGCCGGTGATATCGCAGTATTTAATAGAGATGGTGGTAAAGGTGGTAAAGGTCATGTGGCCATTGTTAAATCTGTTGATCCAAAAACTGGTAGAATATCTTATGTTGGCGGAAACCAAGGTTCAAAAGGTCATGGCGGCGTAACAACTTCTTCCGCTAGTATCAATGCTAAAGGTAATGAACTATTAGCAATTAGACGACCAGAAGATATGAAAGAAGGTGAAACCGCTACTAAACAAGAAAGTAATAGAAGACCCGGTGATACAGCCAAAATGCCTAAAGGGTTTGAACCCGCTGGACCACAAGATGAAAACCTTCCAAATATGAAAGATATGAGAGGTCCAACTCAAGAATCTACTCAACCTAGACCCGGCGATACTTCCCAAGTTCCTCAAGGATTCGAACCAGTAACACCACAAGACCAAAACTTGCCTAATATGCAAGATGTTAAAGGTCCAACTCAAGAAGCATCTTATACTCCAACAATGCCTTCAGATCTTGGAATGAGAGCAGACCTACCATCAGCTTCCGGTCAAAATCTTGGAATGGGTTCGGCAGCAGTTAATAATGCAAAAGATGCAATGTCATTGGGTGGTGGGGGCGGTGGCGGTTCCCCAGGCGCATCAGGTAAACCAATGTCCGGTGGCGGTGGCGGTGGAGCATCAAGTGGTGGTGGAATGGCCGATAAAGGAAATTCTGAATCTGGATCAGGAATTATGGGAATCGGGATTGGATTAAGGCACGAAGATTCAACTTTGACACGTTTACAGTATGGAATTGTTAGAATAGTTTAAAGTCATAAATGCCGTCAAAAATGTCTTTTATAAAAATTTCGGTATTTCCGGTTTTATTCAAAAGTTTTGGACCAATATATTTTAAATCGTTATGAAATTTTAATAATTCGGTTTCTTTTAGTTTTGCTTCTTTACCAGTATCAAAATTTAAAGAAAATAATATTTCATATTTAATACCTTCACCATTGAGTCTTTTTTTGATTGTTCTAGTTGTTATTCCAATTTTATAATAAGTTGTATCTTCAACATTAAATTTTATATAATACATTATCGAAGGTTTATTATTATCAAACGAATAATCGGCACATTTTGGACAACCAGAATTTTCATGAATAACTGATGTTGGTTTAGGATTCCAAACATAACCACAATTAATACATTCACAAGTTGCCTTTTCATCTACTCTAGCGAATTCATGAAAAACCAAATTTCTATTATTATCTGTTAAGTGTTGATTTACAGATTCTAATGTCCAAAATGTTCTAGTGTGACAATGTAAACATTTATATTTTCCAGACAAAATCCCATTTGGCGTTGCTTCAAAACAATAGTCGTGTTCTTCACAATAAAAAGTTGTTTCTGTTTGTGAGTTACTATATACACCAACCAATTTATATTTGATATTTTTATCATCCAAATTGGTTAGAAAATTATGTAACAAATCCAATTTAAAACAATGTGGACATTTTGTGTGTCCAGATGAAATGTTATCTGGAGTTGCATTAAAATATCCACCACATTCTGTACAATAAAATTCTGCTCTGTTTTTTACAGAAAATTCTTCATCAACTAATCTATATGGAACATTTTTAGATTCTAATTTAGCATTGAATGAATCCTTTGTGTGTTTTAATACTATTCCATTATCATCTTGACATCCAACACAACATTTGTGCCCGCATAATACATCTTTTGGTTTAGCTGTAAATTCTCCATGCGTTTCACAATAAAATAAAGATGGAGTAGAATTAGTGATATAATTCCCAATCAATTTATATAAAATATTTTTATCGTTGAGTTTGGAATTAAATTGATCAGTTTTATAATCTTGTCCAAAACAAAACGGACATTTACACTTACCTTTTAATACATCTTGTACTGTTCGCTCAAAAACATGATTTTCAGGACAAGAGAATTTTAATTTACTTCTCATATTAATATACTCTTCTATTAATATGTGTGGACTGTTATTTTCTTTTAAAGTTGCATTAATTAAATCTTTTGTCCAAGAAGTTTGTTTCCATTCTGAATTCCACAAACACCAAGATTTCCCACGCAACACATTAGTTAATGATGCTTCAAAATAATGGTCGTGTTCTTCACAATAAAATTCCGAATGCTCGTCCCTCCCATTATATTTTGTGCAAACATATGGGATACTATTATCTTTTAATTTTTGATTGACTTCTTCTATTGTTAGTTTTTTCATATAGGAAAGGTGGGTCATGTAATTGTGACCCACCAAATATTTCAAAAAATATTAAAACGGAATGTCGTCATCAACTAGATTCTGAAAGAAATTCAAATCTTCATCAGATTCGTCAGTCTTTGCTTCATCCAGAACAGATGTGTCGATGGGTGGTCGAGTTGGCTTATTTTGTCTTGGAGTAGCAGGAGTTCCTTCTTCACTTAAATTAAGAACCTTAATTGCTCGCGCTTTAAGATCTTCATAAGATTTGAACTTATCAGGTGAAATAATATCCTTAAGTGAATATTCTGACTGCCAAACCTTTTCTAGCTTTTCTTCATTACCTTCCAGTAATGCAGAAGGGGCTTCGAACTCGGACAGATCGTAATTGATCTGTCCGTCAATCTTTCGCGCCTTAAGCTTGAAATTAGCACCTTTCCACATATCAAAAATATCCACGGCTTGGTCATCTTCAAATTCTGGTTTAATTTTTGCCAAAAGTTTTGCGTGGATTTTGGTACCATATTCAAAAAGAAATACTTTACCTTCATTTTCTGGATTTTTTGAATCTCTGACAACATAGATATTGGAAACATATCGGGTACGTCTTCCTTGATATCGGGCCAGATCAACATTTTCCTTGATACCGGAGTTCCAAAGCTTTGAATTATATTCAGCCATGAAATCCGGTTCGCCCAGAGTAGTTCTGGACTTTTCAATATACCACTGCTGGGTCGTTCCCGACTTAAACCCATGGTCGAAGTATTTAATGAATGGAACGGCATCATCACCATCTTGTGGTGGTTCAGGCAGGAATCGAATTACTGCAAAGCCATTTCCAGCGGCATCGCGGGTTAGACTCCAATAATTAGACCGGTCGGGCTTATTATTGCGAGATTGAATATCCTCGACCATTTTGGTGAGACGATTATTATTTTCTGATTTACTTTTTAGATTTTTGAAAGACATAGTTTTACCTCTTTATACAATTAAAACAATATTTGCAACAAGTTTAACAAGTATTACATTTGGACCTCCGATTTTAGAATATCTTTAAACAGTTTTTTATCGAACTGGATAAAGGGCAAATACTTCACAGTTTTCAGTTTTAAAGAATTAAAAACCGGGTCATCAGTATTTATAAAACTTTTCCAGTGGGATAAAAAATCCAGGAATGAATTTAGAATAACGAAAGTTTCGATATTAATAGTTTTTCTTAGTGCAAGGATCATTAAGATTGGATATGGGTTATTATTTTTAAATAGGTCATTGAAATTTTTCACTTTAGACAAGAGAGATATTATATCATTCTTGTACATGTATGTCAAGCTTTGATTTCGTTTTTTCCAGTTTAAGAAAATAAGGTGATGATCTTCTGTTAATAATTCATGCATCCACACTTTAGGGTCATGTACAAAATTTGCAATATAAAAATTTTCCAGGTCATTTCCATATCGATCTATTAATTTATCGAGGACAAATGTTTTATTTTCATCGACAACAGAGATATTGAATTTACCTTTATAGAAAAAGTAATTGTAGTCTTCTGTGGTGAAGTGAAGACGCAAAGCTTCATATAAAAGAAATGCGTCTAGACGGTTCATATTGGTAGACTGGATATTTTCTCTATTAGATTATTTTTGACTGCTTCTTGGGAAATTGATGCTATAATAGATTGGGATAATAATTTTGCTGCAATTTCGATATCTATTGCATTGGTATCACAAAATTCTACTATAGCATCAATATATGATATTTTATCTTTTTCAACAATAGTAATAATTTGAGTTGAAAATTGTTCAATTTGATCAAGATTTTTCATAGTCACCTTTATGTTTATTCATGTGAGATTTATAATTACCCTTTCCTTTTATTTCTATTCCACAAATTTCACAAATTAATACTGGATCATTTTGTCTAACAAGTTTTATCTTATCTCTTGCTCCTGTGGATTTTGAATAATGGTCTTCTCCATATTTTTCAACGTTTGTTTTAGCAATTTTTTCTTTATGATCCGGCAATTTAAAAGCATTATCCACACCATATTTTTTTAACATAGCAGTTTTACCAAGTTCTGCTACATACTGAGATCTTAATTCCACATCCATTGGATGGTTTTCTCTATGTTTACCTTCTTCAGAAGTTATATCTACCCAATATTGGGTGTCGAAATTTTTATATGTTTCTGGTAAAAAATATTTTGTCTCACCAAAAACATTAATACATTGCACTTTATTTTGTTTAATATTAAGACGAATTTTACCAACATTAGAAGCAACACACACATATTCCCAAGTATTTTTATCTCCTGTTTGTGAACGATACACTTCTTTAGGAAGTTGACAAATGTTTCCAGATGTATCTACACAAGTTACCCCTCCAACTAAATTATGCCCACCATTTTTAACTCTATCTAAAGCTACGGAAGTTCCATCTTCGCGTTTGGTAAATGGGTTATCTTCTCTTTTTAGGTTTGTATTGCGATAATATATTGGATTTGTTTTATTTTCATAAGCTCGTTTTGCACGATTTTGTGATTTTGATTTACCATTAGCATCAAGTTTTCGATTTTGTTCTGAAACATCAGCAGAACACCATCCTATAGACGATCTTTTATAATTCATACATAATGGATCATCAAAATGTAAATTTATATAATATTCTTCCATTTCACACATTTCTTCTAATGTTGAAGCAAAATAAATAATTTCGCGTTCAAGATGGGTTTCATTCTTTATAGACAAAACCCATTTTCCAGACCCCAAATAACCATCCTCTAATATAGAGGTCTGGTGTCTTCCAATATAAAATTTTCCATTTTTGTGTTTTGTTTTATATACAAAGAAAAACATTATTGTAATTCAAGAGATACTTGTCCCAATCCAGTTATACCTATCGATTTAGCCGCACCAAACGAGAGGTCAATTATTCGTCCGCGAATATATGGACCTCTATCTGTGATCGTCACCATAACAGATTTATGATTTTTAAGGTTGACAACTTTTAATTTAGTTCCCAATTTTAAAAATCTGTGTGCAGCAGTCATAGCAAACATGTTAAAAATGGCACCAGAGGCAGTTTTTTTCCCATGGTGCTGTTTGCCATAATATGATGCAATACCAACTTGATATTCTTTAGCGTTAACAGTTGGTGATAATAATATTCCGAAACTCAATAAAATACTTTTTAATGATTTCACTGTCTTCTCCTATTGTTTAGCATTTCTGCTATATCGTTGAATAATGGCAATTACTTTCTTTCTAGAACGCAATTACAGTACACACTTTTTTATAGTGTATTTTATATTTATACATTACCAAAATGAACTTGTAAATCTTTTTGCGAATGATTTTACACCTTCATACCAAACTGACAAATAAAAATCATGAAGTTTATCATCTTTTACAGAATCTTTGAAATTTGTATAATACAATTCATCTACATAAGTAGCTAATACTGATTTCAATTCATCTTTAGAAATGAATGCTCTAAATCTATAATCGGTACCTTTCCATTCCAAAATTTTAACTTTTGGAAAGTAATTTGAGATATGTTCTTTTACTCTTGCCCGAACGATAAGTTCAGATGTATCTACTTTTGGATCATAATCTTTATTGGCAACTACTGATAAGAAGCCTTCACGTAAGCATAACCACATTTTCGTTCTCCAATCATTTTAAACACGGCTTCATTATATCATGGTCAAGACAGCTTGTCAACAACTTTGTGATCGAGTGGTGAATTTAGAACGTCTTTCAGATTTGATTTCGGAACTAACGAGACTGCTTGTGATTCCCATCCCATATTTGCGGGATGTCCACCAACTCTTTCAGCATGATAATATCTTGTTTTACCTGTAGTTCTATCTGAATCAGCAGCATGACCTGTTAATTTTATTTTTAAACCGGTTTCTTCACCCACTTCTTTAATGGCATTAGCTCTTAAATTTATATTTTTATCGAGTTTACCTTTTGGAAAAGAAGCTTCTATATTAGCAAATTGATTTGTTGGATGAAATACCCAAACTCTACCATCCTTTTCATGAATAATTGCACCAGTTGAGATTTTTTTATTATGAGGATTTTCTAATGGTGGTTCTTCAAAATCTCCTTGTCCATCAATTTTATTCCAGTCTTCAGTTGTTTTTGGTCTATCTTCCCATTTAGAAAAAGGAATATTATTAATATGTTCTGGTATATTATTAGAATTTGGTGTTATTGTTGCATGTTTATTGTTATCATTCCAATGATGTATTGGTGAATCAACATGTGGTTTATTGATAATTACATCAGAACCATATTCATCTTTTTCTGGATGAATTGTAGATTCGAAAAATTGTTTAAACGTTTTCATGATGATCTAGAAATTTTTGTTTTCTACCTTGAAATGTATTATGTAATTCTTCCCAATTATCTAATCCAGAATTTTTGAATGCATCATAAACCTTTGAATCATCTAGATTTTTTTACTGCTTCATAACCGTGTTTTTCTGCATCTGGGTCTAATCTAAAGGAAGTATTAAAAATGTGTGCTGCTTCTGGTGCAATATCAGGGTTTCGCATAGAATGAATTTCTGGGATATCATTTTCATATGGTTTTGATCCCCCCTTGAGCACGATAATGAAAAGATCCGCCAACATCGCCATGATGTAATCTATTATTTTTATCTAGATAAAGATTTCCTTCACCATAATCTAGTCCAGTTCCTACTGCATCATGATTTCTAGTTAAAACTGCTGCTGCGAATAATTTACCAATTTGTTTATGGTCATCTGGATGTAATGTACTTATTTCTCGGAGTTTCATTGGTCGTAAACCATTTACCCATTTAGATACAACTGCTTGTTTTCCGTTAATCATTTGTTGTTCAGAAGGAATTGTATTTACACCTAGCATTTGGTGAATTTTAGATGAAAGGGCTTCGGTTTTTGCTTGATCGGGGTTTTTTGGATATTTAACATAATGATCTTCACCAGTTTGGTCATCGGTATGAAGTCCACCGGGATTTGATCCTAATCGTTGTCCTTTTTGAATTAATGCTTCTAATATTTGTGATTTGAAGTCTTTAAATGTCTTCATTTTAGTATTCTTCCGGTATAGATGTGGTATTGCATTTTATCACCCTCACCGTGTCCAAAATGTACACCAAATTTTCCTTCGATAATATGAGTTGGTCTTTGTCCTAACTGATATCTCATTCCTCTTGGCAAAATCAATTCTCCTTGTCCTGGGAACACGCTCGCATTATCAGTAAACAAATATGGATGTCCTTCTGGCAAATGTAATCGTAATATGTTTTTAACATATGTATTATTCATTTGTCCGTTATTATAATGAGGCATTAGCCAACCTTTACCAAAATCTTTAGCAACATGCGGAGATAATGATGTAGACATATAACACGGAACATGAGCAATTTTACCCCTATGTTCATTTGGATGAAAATGTAATCCTGAATAAACTGTCATGTTTTTTGGTAATTTGTGAGAATTTATAATATGATCAAACATTTCAGTATCAATTTTATCTTCACTATCATCATCTAAATGAGATTTAATTAATTTTGGTGGTTGTGAACCACTTCTATGATGAGAAATTAAAGTATCATTTAAATTATAACTATTTGATGTATATTTTGGAATAATATCCATATATGAAGACAAAAAATCTTTTGTATCTGAAGATAACATCGCAGCATGTTTTGCTTGTTCATTATTATATTCTGGTAACACATGCCCATTATCATGATAATCTGGTATTCCAATGTGTTCTGGGGAATTATGTTCTTCCCCTAAACCAGTATTATCTTTTTCTGGATCAAAAAATATGTGCGAACCAGTTTTTATATATTCTGGATCTTTTCTTGGATTCAAATTCTCGTGGATTTTTTCTGGTGGTCCACCACCCTGACCATGTAAATATGATTCTGTATAATTAAACTTATCATATTGTCCCGGTCTACCACCAGCACAGGAGAATGCTATGAATTCTTTGGGATGTAGAAAATCTTTAAACTTTTTCATTTTATACCTAAATAAAAGTATTTATATCACCAGACTTTTTACTTTTTGGATGTAACCGCAATTGAGCTTTTGGTTTCCGAAAATAATGATCCAATATTAATTCTGCCACAATAGATGTTGCTAATGCTATAATAATTTGTCCGACTATTTTATACATAATATTTCCTATAGAAGTGGAAGATCACCAGTAATTTTATCAATAATTTCTGAATAGTCTGGTCCTATTGCCAGACAAGTGTGGGTAGGATGTTTAAATTCCGTTAATCCGATGTCTTGCACAAGATAAACATTCACATCAGAATCAATACATTTTTCATATAAATCAAATAATTCTTGTTCAGAATTAACATAGACACAGATTTTCTTTTCATCTGAAAAACTTCTCCAATATGAATTTTTGGTTGTATCATAACCATTTAGATATGCGCCCAGAACGGCATGACCCGACTGGACGCATAATTTACCTTTACGGCAATTCAAATCTTTTCTCATAACTATAACCATTTTCAAATTATTCATTTTCGCCTCGCATTTTATAATGATTTTCTAATAATTCACATATTAATTTAAAATCAGATATACATGAAATATGTACATTTTGTTTACAATATTCCATTATTGCTCTATGATGGTGCAAATCAAGCAATGTGGTTTTTACTTTACTATTATTTTCATTAAATTCTTTGATCCATGTATCTCCCAAAATTTGTAAATCATAATCTAGTGTGATTTCACAATTATTAGCAATTTTTAGTTGGTTCAGCAGAATAAATACAAAATCACATTTTACTTCTGTGCGATATTTATCTAATTGATTTGGATTAAAATATAAAATTTTTCCGCCAGCTTTTCTTTTTCTAAATCTAATTTTAAATTCACTTTGTTCAGTTTTCATAATTATTCATTTTCGGTATTTTTCTCCACAGGTTTAGTTGCAACTCTAGAATAATACAATACATACGGGATTGATGAATAAATTACAATGAACGGTACCATCATTAGCCATGGATTAAACATTTGAATTACCTATTTAAGTTATGTTTTGTTAATAAGAACTCTTTGACTAAGGAGGACCGTACAATATCATCAATTGTAAATTCAATTATATCAAAACTTGGCATCATGTTTAATATTTGTAAAAATGGAACAAATCCTGATGTATCTTTAGCATATCTATATAAATCATTCTGTTCACAATCTCCCAAGAATGCTATTCGACTATTAGTACCAACTCTAGTAATAATAGAAACTAATTCCCCAAAATCCATATTCTGAAATTCATCTACAATAACAAGAGTATCATTCCATGTGGTTCCTCTAATATATGATGTTGAAACAAATTCAATTACATCTTTCTTTTTTAAGACTTCGTAAGCGTCTGATCTACCAAACAAATCTCCAACCATATCCATATAAGGAGTTTCATATACTTTCATTTTTTCTTTTTCATTACCCGGTAGGAAGCCTTGCTGTCTTGAGGGCACACAATTTCTCAAAATCTTTATTTTATCATATTGTTTATGATTCAAAATGTCATTTAACATTAAATATAAAGATAAAAAAGATTTTCCTGTACCCGCAGATCCAATTCCTACAACATGTTGATTTTTGTTATATGATTCGAATAATACTTCCTGATTTTTTGTTAATGGTTGAATTTTTTTAATCGACAAATTATTATCGGCAGTTTTCCTTTTATGTTTATTGAAATGAAGCACGTTATCTTGGTTATCCATTTCGTTTGCTCTTAAGGTTTTTGTTTGGGGGTGCTTACGAGGTTGTCTTGACATATATTTTTGTCCTTTTCTAAACGCAAAAAAGGGGCACAATGCCCCTTCTTATCCTACTTCGGTCTTTAAAAAAATAAAAAACATCAATCTACCATTCTCTAGGAGTTTCCCAACGAGATTCCATTCTATGGTGAGGATTTTTTTCCTTAATTCTGTCAATCACGAATTTCTGGAAATCCTCTGGGGGCTTTTTGATACCTAATCTGACTGAATCAATAAATAGCATTGATTCATGATATCGTTCTAGGTCTGGGTGGGAAGCAACAAATTCATCATATTCTGAAATTTTCATTTCAAATTCAACAATTTCTTCGGTTTCTAAAACTTTGAATGTATAAGTTGGCATAATTTGAATTCCATGGTTAATACTTAAGTATTTATAAATTTAACTACCTTCAAAAAAGTCAATTTCGTACTTCGGTAATAATTTCAGAGCCGAATTCACTTCTTCTAGGCTAATTGGTTCCAAATTATGACAATCCATACCAACATTTAATTGTTGTGAATTACCCAAAAATTTGGAATGTAAGTGTCCAAACAAATTTACTGACCCATAATGAGATTTATTCCATGTTAAAAATGGATAATGTGACAAAATATAGGTTTTGTCCAGTTTCAATTCCAAATAATCATAAATTTTATGAAAATTGAACTCAAAACCAGTATTTTTTAGTAATTTTTCGTCATGATTACCCCTAATCAGAATCAATTCTTTGCCATCTAATTGGTCAAGAATATAATTAGTCTCATCTAATTGACCAAATGAGACATCGCCAAGAATATAAACTGTATCATTATTGGTAACTTTATCGTTCCATCTGTCAATAATAACATTATGCATTTCATCTAATGATGAAAATGGACGAGATTTCGGCTCAAATTTCAGAATATTCTTATGAAATATATGCAAATCGGCTGTAAAAAATGTATTTCCCATATTAATCCCATAATCCCAAATAATATTTACCAAATAATCGTAATCCGTTCTTGATTCGATACATTTCTGTTGTGAAATCAAATCGATATTCATCATTTCTAATTTTATCAAAGGTCCAGATCATTTCATCTAGAATATATTGATATCTTAAAAAATAATATTTGTCAGTTCCATAATCATCTTGTTCGACACAATGTAAATTTACTGGTACATCATCGTTTTCAACAGAAAATGCTCCATGTGAAGTCTCTTTTAACTGAACTAACATTGGATAAATGATATGTGCCAAAGTATGATCCATATTCCAAGTATCCCAAGGATCAATTTTAATTTCGATCTTTCGTTTTTGGTTTTTATTAAACCAATCTAATATAGATTGAACAAAACTGTCCTCAAGTTTATCTGTAATTTTATAACAGGTTTCTTCTGAAAAACCAAATTTGGTTAAACCCATAATAAAACTATAAATGTTATAAAAATTTTTATATGGACCGATATTAACTTTCATTTTGTTTTCTCGTTTTTAGTAAATTGTGACATTCATTTAACATATTCATAAGACAATTATATTCATTTACTTCTTCTGGTGTTCTAAAGAACTTATCTCCAGGTAAAGCGTTAGTATGTCTATACGCATCTTTTCTAGTTGAAATTTGTTTCAACGTATATCTATAATGATTTAAATTATCAATATGATATTCAACAATTTGGCATCTATGGGAATATGGTATTCCACAAAAATAAACTTCATCGCCAACATGAAATTCTTGTTCAGTAAGTTTATATTGCTCCTGTAGTTTACATATTTCCTTTTCAATATATTGTTTGATATGTTTCAGAGACATAAAACTTCTCCTACACAGTAAGTGTGATTTCTCGGACAGGAACCTTATGAATGATATTCGAATTATATTTATCAAAATAATCCCATTCATTTGTACACGGAAACCATTCACAATCTTTAAATTTAAAGAGATAGACAATAGTTTCAGTGCCTTCAATTTTGGAATAGTTTGCTACATAATGAACCCCATCCCGTGTTTTCACATAGAATAGTCCTGGTTCAAAAGTATCATTGAACTTCGATTCATTGAAATTTACTGTAATTTTCATAATTCACCTAATTTTTGTTTTAAAAATCTTTCCCAACACTCGTCAATTGTCTCATTTTTCCTCATTGCAAAAGTCATACCCATTACTCCACCTTTCCATGAACCCTTCCCTTTCCCAACTTCTTTATTAAATTCAATTTTAATGTATCTATTAATCAATGGCTTGCAGAACGGTCTAAACAATTTCTTTAATAATGGTGTTGTTCCGCGTCTCCATTCCATTTCTTCAATTGAAATTGTTACAGCATTTTCTTCTCCATCAAAATCTGTAAAATTAACCATTTTTTCCATTACAAACAACTTGTTATAAACCTCTTGTCGAACTTTATAATATCCAGTCGACAATTTCTTCCAGTCGTAAATATAATTTCCTTTAATATCAAAGAAAGAATGCCTAATCGCGATACCATAATTCCATGGATAACCAATCAATTTTACTCGATCTGAATGTTCAGGATCATTATTAATCCAAATACCAGGATTAATACCGTAATATACAAACAAATATTCTTCACAAAAATTGAACCCATATCGTCTTGATACTAATCTTGCATAATCATAACAATACATTTTCATCTTCAGGATTTTTGGAATATGAAAATAAAACCCAGGATATAATAAATGAACATATAAAACATTATAATTATCTTCTTCTGAACCGGTTGATATCCAAAGACCAAATCCAAATTGTTTTACGATTTCCATTTAACCCCCATAATACTTCTTTAATTTCTCTGAAATATCCCATTCAAATCGATTATACATAATCTCCAATTTTTCTTCTGGAACACCATGAACATTTTGAAATTGGTTATGCACTGTAATAATGAACGGTATTATACCATAAAGTGATGCAATGTCAAGATATGATCTAATTTCCCAAAACTGAGTAAATGTATTTGTAACAATTACATCTAGTTTTTTATGTAATGCATCTTCAGTAATTAATCGACACCATGCATGGGCATCTGCCAATAGTTTTGGATCAAATTTATATTCACCATCCTTACAAAAATACATATCCGCTTCAACATGCAAAAAGTCTGGCATAGATTTTGCAAATGTGCTTTTTCCAGACCCAGGTAAACCACGCACAAGAACTAATTTATTCATGAAAATTGACCATTAACAAACATTTGTAACAACAAATAAAATATTATACATACTGCCAATATTACCTTGATCCATAATGTATTAACAATAAGTAATAATATTACAAAGATAATCAATAATATTTCTAACATATTAATCTATATAAACTCTGGTATCTAAAGGAATATTACCAAATCCGCGTTTCCAACAATCTTCCACAAACATCTTAATAGTTTCATTAGGCAAATAATAACCCTTATTCTTATATTTCAACATCCTATTGAACGTTGCCACATGATAATCTACTTGATGCAATGTAATTCGTTTCTTCTTAATATCTTTAATTGTAACGTTATCAATATAAAGATAATCCTTATGAATACATGCTCGACACGCATTAATATCAAAAGAACTCAATAAGTTATCTACATTAACATAAAAATCTTCTGCAATCAATTGAATTTTCAATTCATCCAATTTATATGTAAACAACTTATCTTCTGGACACTTGTATATATTTTTAGCATCCAGATTTTCTAATTGTTTGGCTGTATTATTTAATGCATCCCGCGATTTGAAAAACAAATCAAAATCAATAAGTTTGTCATCTTTATCAATAAGAGTTCTTAACGCGCCACCAGCAAAATATACATCATCATTAAGTAACTGATATGACAAAAATCTTCCCATATCAGGAACAATACGTTTAGATAACGAACTCAATTTAAAAGTATTCATGTCTTATAATGCACCATGGTACAATTCTTTTCATCAAAATTAACTAAATCATATGGAACAAAATTAATTACGATCTTTGTACCAGTCTGATTCACAAATGGTAAATATGTTGTTTTAGTATATATCTTTATCGCTGTGGATACATTTTCATAAATATCATCATATTCTTCAGAATCTAATATGTCTTCAATATTAATCTTGTTCCCATTAACCTTATGATGCCATTGATAAAATGTTAATGAAATAAATCGACCATTATCATCAAATCCAATATCATCTACTAACTGATTGATTTCTTTGGTAGTTTTCAAAATAACATTCAAGAAATTATCTTTAGAGATAACTGTACAATGTTCAATTTGTGGAAACTTACCATCATGTAATTCTGGAATATAATTACAGTGATCAACGATAACGTTAAGATGTTTCATATTACTCATCTGATAAATCCTTATTAACTTTCTTGGATGCTTCAATACGTTTCTTGGTATATGTTTGTTCAGCATCTTCCATGGCTTTAATATAAGCACGACTCTGACCATTATTAGGTAAAGTCATTGCAATTGCCTTGGTTTCACCAGAAATACTAATATGCTTATGTGCTTTCATTCGATACTCCACTCTATTCTAATGGTTTTAAAATGATCGTTCTCAACATGTTTCTTGGCAGTCTCAATGTCTGGATGGATCACTGAGGAAACAGTATACACAGGTTTTCCATCCTTGTCAACACTTTTTTTCATGTTCACCCACCCTTCTTCTATATCATCATAAAAGACATCAAATGAAGAATAGTTGGTGTCAAAATATTCTGGTCCTTTAGAATTGACTGTTGTACACTTTCCTTCTTCATTGGTTGTAACTATATTCCCACTGACAAGAAAAATCAACCTTTGATTTGATGCTGTCTCGGGAACATGTGATAATAATTTTGCAACCATATGATTCCTGGTCACAAATTTCTTGTATAAGTTTATTTTATTGATATCTATTGTTTTCATAAGAAAGTTTTATTGTGAAATGTGAAAAAAAGACTTGACACGGTGTTTTTTAGAGAGTACAATAAGTACGTCTCCCTTTGATGATAAAAAGAAATAAATACTTCTTGAACTTATTTATATCTTAAGTTTAGTAAAGTTTCTAGTAACTAATGGTGATTGTCATGAATGAACTGAAGACATATGTTGAACAAAATCCTGGTTTGATTAAAAGAAAGCAATCAGTCAGATATCCAGAGTTATATGTACTCAAGTATAATAGAAAATGTTTCTATAAGAACATATGGAATAAGTATACTATGTTATGTCGTGGATTAGTAGTAGATGAAAATTACAATATCATTACTGAACCATTACCCAAAATCTTTAATTATGGAATAGAAGCAAAAGCACCAAGAATTTCTGGTGAAGAAGTAGTATTAGCAGTAAAGAAAGTTAATGGATTCTTTTGTGCAGTATCACAATATAAGAATGAAATGTTAATCTCTACTACTGGTAGCCTAGATTCTGAATTTTGTGATATGGCACGATATATGATCAATACCTTAGATCAAGATTATATCAATGAACGATTAGATAATGGTGATACATTATTCTTTGAAATAGTACATGAGAATGATCCCCATATTATTAAAGAACAAGTTGGAGCATATTATTTGGCACATAGAAATGATGGAAGATTATATACTAAAATAGATAATAGAATGGAAGATGCTGGAATAATTATTCCATATTCATATATCTCAAAGTTTAAAACCATTAAGGAAAATGTAAAACATATTAAACATGAAGGATACGTTATCTATTCCAAAAATGGAGATATGACTAAAATTAAATCACCATATTATTTGGTATCAAAGTTGTTGGCTCGATGCAACAATTTAGAGGAATTGATGAAGGGTAATATTAAAAATAGAGTTGATGAAGAGTATTTTGGACTGATCGATCATGTTAAAGAAGATATGAAAAATTTCTCTTGCATTTCTGAACAAGATCGGTTACAATACATCCGAACATTTTTTGAAGAGGTATTGGTATGAGAACAGTAGCTGTGTATAAAATGTGGGCATTTAATTCATATGACGAATTTGTTGGTAACAATAATGTTCTTTTATTTAAATCAGACAGAATGATTCCACAAGTTGAGTTTAAACATTATACTGAAGAAGATTTTGAAAAATTAGTATATGAAATAGGAGAATATAATAAATTCAAAATGACAACAAATAGTTTTCAATATGTAATTTTAGAACAAGTAACAAATTTTACACCGGATGTTTTATTCGAAGAACCAGATTTTGTTAAATTTTTGGAAGAAAAAAGATTGGCCCGCGAAGAATATGAAAGGAATAAAGAGTTTGAAAAACAGAAGCAGGCCGAATTAAAGAAACAAAAGGATCTAGAACGCAAGAAGAAACAACTTGAGAAATTGAAAGAGGAATTGGGCGAATGATCACCAAATCTTATAAGGTATTTGATGAAACCACAAAAATGTATCATCGGGCTGGATTTAAACAATCTAAAAAGAATCCAAAAGTGTGGATAATAGAGGGGAATTTAAAGTTACACATATTACTATTAATCAATACTTCTGGATATTGGAAAAAGGTTAATATTGACGCAGCAAAAGAAAAGTTATCTAATATGAGAATCATTGAAGAGATACTAGAATTACATGAAGATTCTAGATCTTATTCGATTGCTATCAATGAGTTTTATTATACATTAAACGATCAAAACAAATTGGTGAGAATATGAAAGTAAAAGACTTAATTAAATCATTACAGTTTTGTAATCAAGATGCAGATGTTATTCTACAAAAGGATGCTGAAGGAAATGGATATTCACCACTTTCCGATGTGGAAAATGAATTATGGTATGTACCAGATACTTCTTATTCTGGAGAAGTGTTAAATGAAGAAGATTATGAGGATGATGAAGATTTTCCACCAGAAAATGCTGTAAATTGTGTGGTGTTATATCCATTAAATTAGGAATTTAATATGAAAATTGAAATTGATGAAGAACAAAAGGAAAAGTTGCTAGAAGAGATTGGTAAGTTGTTGAAATATTTTGAAGAAGATGTTGGGGTATATTTGGGAGCATATGTATCATTTCCAGCAAAGAGAGATTTAAATGGTTTGATGACGGAAGATTTTGAATGGGGAGGAGTTCAATTTTATCCATTAGAAGGTGTACGAGTCCATCTAGAAGAAATTAAACACGATGAACAAGTATAGTTATGAACCACATTCATTTGACTTCCATATTTTGAACTATAAATATTGTAGCAAGTGCGGATTAGTAACTCTTAAAAACAAATTCACACAATGGGCAATCAAAGTCGGATGTAATAATGAAGATCATCCTGATTATGAGAATCGTCGTAAAAACTTAAAGTAGAGGTAATCTATGTTTATAGAAATTGAATCTGAAGGTGTCAAGAAATTTATCAATGTTGACAACGTAACTTATATTGAACCACGTCCAACTGGCTCAATTATATTTTTTAATACATCACATCTTTCTGTAAAGGAAAAGTATGAAAATGTTGTAAAGAAAATTAATGAGCAAGTGGAATTATCGGTTCTTCAAATCCCATTACTACAAGAATCCGTATCACAAGGTAATGAAAATGTGCAACCAGTAAATATTGATACAAACACATTGTTGAATATTGTTAATCAACGTAAATCACCGGGTCGTCCACGTAATACTTAACAGGAGATTTTAATGGATAAGTGTATTGATTGTATTACGCCACCCGGAACTAGATGTGAATCAATCCCATCTGATTGTCCTTATCGTATTTCCAATGGGTTTACACATGTAGCAATTAAAATTAACGATTTGATCTATACATTACCTAAACCATATAGACATCACCATATTATTAAAAAGTTATCTGAATTGGGTATCAATACTTATGAACATAAAGATACCCAAGGATTCATTTTCAATGGTGAATTCGTTAATAGATCAGATGGAGCAGTATTGGCAGAACAAACTGGTTATATTTTAAAAACTCCACCATCTTTATTTTCAGAGGATCTTTGGTAATGAATATATTTTATACTACAGTTTTAATTATCACTGTAATCAATATTTGGGTTGGAGTAGACTATCTTAGACAGATTAAGGATTCTATTAAAGAAATTCAGCGTTCTATTAAAGTGACGGGGAAATTTAAATGAATATTTTAATTACCGTACAAGGGCATCATCATTCTAAAAAGTCATATCTTATTGCTTTCATTAAAAGATATTTGGAATCGCATGGGGTAAATGTTTATACACAAGATTTTCATCTGAAAGATAAACCATTACTTACAGACGAAGAAATCATATCTAAAATTAAAGGTATGGATGTTACAATTATGGAACAGGATACTTGAGCGGAGCGTTGGTATGAATGATGAAAATTTTGAAAAATGGTTAGATTCTTATATGAATCGATCAGATACAACGTGGCGAGAATTTATTCTAGAAAATTTTGAAGAAGATACGTTATATGCCATGCACGATGCTTTTATTGCTGGATTTAAATCTGGGATGTTGACAAGTAAAGAAGAGTATGATAGAATTCACACAGAAATTCGAAATACATATGTTGAGGTTAATTAAATGACATTTGAAGAATGGTGGAATCAAAATTATATCGGTCCTGGTTCGGCTATTGGAATTGATAAAGCATTTGCAAAAAAGTATGGGAAGAATCCGATCGTCATGCCCGCGAGGAATGTGAAGACATAGCGATCGGATTGGCTGGGCTAGACGGCACTGCGCTACAGGTTGCGGATGTGATCAAGGAAACTATAAAATGACTACAATTATTCCTATTATGACTCCTATGTTTGTACATTCCACAGGAATGCCAACATATAAAGACTTATTGTCTATAATGATTGGTATAAATTTACCATTTATATTATGGTATATCATTAATTCTATTAGATGGTTTAGACAAAGTGAAGAATCTTATTTTAAGTTTGTATTTTATGACGGTAATATGGAAGTAAAAGATGTAATAGCAATATGTTTTATAACATTTAATATTATTTCGTTAATGATATTTTCAATTATTTTTGTAAGAGATCTGTTATCATGAAATACTTTGGTATTAAAACTCCAGAAACGCCAACACAACCATCATATATTTGGTGGATTACTGATTCTGAATGGAATTCTTGGCAACAATTCTTTAGAGTTGCAGATAAACTTGATGAAAATAAACTGCTGAAGTTTGATTTATACTCCGCAGAACAAGCATATCAAGCAATTGGATACCGATGTGTTGAATTAGAATTATCTGTTGTTAGAGAAATTACAAGAGAACCAAAAATAGATGATCTTTTACTTCGTTATCCGAATTTGAATCATGCTGTCTCAATCTTAATTGAAGGATTGAAAAATAATGATACTTATAAAAGTGAGATGGCATTATATGATTGGGATAAAATTAGAGGATATGATGAATAGGTGGTTATATGTATAGAGTATCTATTTATTTAGATTATGGCGAATCGATTCCAATAAAGAAAGTTAATATGTTCTTTAAAAATAAACCAAATAAACGTATTTTAGAAAAATTGGAATTTCAATATCCAACATGCAATATTGAAGTTATGAAAATACAATTTTCATCGGAAAATTTAATTGTACCATATCTATAAATAGGAGAATTATAATGGTTGATATTACTGAACAATTGTGTATTAAAAGTTATGAAATTGAAGCAGTAAATGGTGATTATTTCAAAGCAGAGCAAGGAAAATTCTATACAACAACTGTGCCAACAGATGATAAAAATGTTATTGTATTTTCAAGATTCTGGGTTCCAGTTCCTAAAGAACATTTTGTAAGAGCAGAATAATGATTGATAAAGTAATTTTTGTTATTAATGGAAACCAATATACTTGGTGTGGTTGGTACGGTTGTCAACTAAAATCGATTGAAAGAAAACTTCCGGCAGGAACTAGAAGAAGTATTCTTGAAACGGAATTTGGAATTTATTCACAAGTTGAAGCAAATGTTCAAATATACGCATTTAAAGACAAACTTAGAAATTAATATGAAATATACACCAGAAATAATTATTAGTGGAATAATACTCATTTACAATATGACATTAATAATCTCCTGTGCTTGGGGAATTGTTTCTTTGTATAAAGAAAGTCATTCGTTTCATTCATTATGGTTACTAGTAATGTTGTTAGCAATTAAAAGTCATTCGTTCATAAGAGATTAATATGAAAAATTTAATTTATAAATTTGGATTGTGGATACAAAAAGGATCTGCACCAAAATCAATTAGAATTCTAGTTTATATATTATGGGTTGTTGCGTTATTATTGCCAATGTTATTTGCAGAATTAATATTAGTGTTATGTGAATATAGCATTAATACAAAAAACGCTATAAAAGAAATCGAGTAATCAATATGTCCTATTGTAGATTTTCATCAGATCACTTTAGATCACACCTATATTGCTATGAATCAGATGAAGGCTTCGTTATCCATATTGCTGCCCGTAAAGCAATTATAGATAGATCATTACTAAAACCAGTAACTTCATCTATTCAAGATATCATTGATAATAACTATATCCTAAATGATCTATTATCAGAATGTGAATATGAAGAAATCAATCTCCCATATGCCGGTGAAACTTTCATCGAAGAAACTGAACAAGATATGTATAAACGTATCCTAGAACTGAATAAACTAGGATATTACGTTCCACAAGATTTATTAAACGAAATAGAGGAATCATTATGAAAACTACAGATAAATCAAAACTTTATACCACATTCAAAAAGCATGAACAAGAATTTATATATGCTATTGAACAGGCAGCAATAATTAGCGCAAAACAAATGGGTAACGACGTAAATAAAATTTATTCAAAGAAATGTGATAAAGAGGAATCTTTATGTTAAACGCAAATAACGAATACTGGTTAATCACTCTAAAGAAATATAATCAAGATAGATATGAAACAGATGTATACGACAAACATCCAGTAAAGGTCGTACAAGAAAACCCAAATTGGTATCTAATCTACGCACTACCAATTACATTAGAACAATTTGCAACATTCCAAAAAGAAATGGAGTGGCAGCGTGGATAGCACACATTACGAAGCATTAATATGAATATTGTCAAAAGTCTTCTATCACCAATTAGAAAATTTTTATGCAGAAATGAACTTCATAAATGGGAATGGTATATACCTAACCGTAAAAGAACAATAATCGGAACTCAATGGTGTAAACATTGTGGACAACTAAGAGGTGTTAGAATAAAATGAAAATAGAATTAAGATTTATGAATGGATAGATTATAGTATAAGTTTTGAACCATTTAAAATATAACAATTAGGAGAACCATATGTATCAATGCTTAATGAGAACCTTAATCATTCTTATAATTTCTGCTGTTGTAGGTTTTGGTCTTAGTGTTGGGATAACAATGCCGCCTGATTCGACAACAGCAATAGACGACCCAGCAAAAACTAAACAACCAACCGATCTCTTAAAATGAGAACCGAATCACAAAAAGTTTAAAGATAAAATCATAAATACATGTGACATAACTACGGGGAATATCACATGTTTAGAATTTTATTGCTTTTTGTATTAGCATTTAATGTAAATGCAACAACTTATTATGTTTCGCCAACTGGAAATGATTCATCTAATGGATCATTAGTTTCACCATACAAAACAATATCTAAAGCGATATCCATTGTTAATGCTGGTGATATCATACAAGTTCGATCAGGAACTTATTCAGAAAAACTTTCTATTTGGAAATCTGGACTTCCTAATTTACCAATTACAATTCAAAACTTTCCGTCCGAAACGCCAGTATTAGAAGGTGCAAATATTGCGTTATCTAATTATGTAAATTTGGTTACGATTGGTGGTAACTATGTTACCTTCTC